CAGGCAAATATGGAAAAGAAATCAGAAATCAATCAAGAGTTAGTGTTAAAGAGCTTGCAGGAATTAAGAGATAAACCTGTAAAAAATTATGACCAAATAAAAATGGCAGTATGGATTTTCATTGCTACCTATATCATAGGTAATATTTTTGGATTGATGAAGATTTTCACGCCCGCCAGCTAAAAAGTAACGAAAGGAGACGATATTTTGATTGACGAACATATTGTATGTCTAAATCCATCCAAACAGGGTTCAAACATAGGCGTGGATGATTACGGAACAGAGAAGGACAACGCCCACATCATAGGCTATCGTGTCAAAGATATTCTGGACTGGAACGGTGGCTTTAAAAAAGCATATTGCACGCCTAAGACAATGACATTATCCGAAGGTATCAAATTCAGCAACGATGTTAAAGCTACAATCCATGTAGATATACATAGTAACGCATGGATGTATAAAAACAGAGGATGCCAAGCTTGCTACAAGTCGGCAAAGGGCAAGGTCCTCGCAAAGTGCATATATGATGAAGTTGCATCCGTTACACCAACAGCAGATGAAGGACTTAAATACAGAGATGATTTAGGAGCCCTTAATCAGACAAATGCAACAGCCGCATTGGTCGAAATGTTCTATCACGACAACTATGACGATGTGGAATTTTACAAAAACCACAAAGAGGAATTTGCAAGAGCAATAGCTGCAGGCATTATGAAATACGCTGGGGTTCCAGAGAGACAGGAAACAGTATATAAAACTGTAACAGCTACGCAACTTAATGTTAGGGACACACCATCAGCAGCAAGCCCTGATACTATTATTGGCCATTTAAACAATGGAGATAAAGTTCATGTTGGTTTTGAAAAGAACGGATGGGCCAACATATTCTTTGGTAACAATGGTGGCTGGGTATCATCAGCATACTTAAAATAATGGGAGGTACAGAAGAAATGCAAGATTTAATAAACCAAATTGCAGTTGTTATACTTACATCAATTGCAGCTTATACCGGAACGATTCTTACTCATTGGTGGAATGAAAATCAGGCCTTGATAGAATCAAAAATGCAGCAGATTCAGCAGGCTATGGGAATAGAAAAGTACAATAAAGACATTAAGACAGCAAAAATTCTCATAGGCAGCATAGAACAACAGGCCATTAAAAATGATTGGATAGGAGTAACCAAGAGGTCCAAGGCTTGCAGCCTGATACAACAGTACACAGGCCTCACTAATGACCAAATAGGCCACATTATAGAATCAACAGTCAATGAATTTAAGATGAACACCAGCACCATTGACTTGAACAAATTAACGGTTCCGGGAACAGATACGAAGGAGGTTACAGTTTTAAGACTAGCCGATGATGGAAAGTACAAAGAAGAAAAAGCGACCATCCCGGTAGAAGTAGCCTCCTTAGAAGAACCTGCAGCAGTAGAAGAAGTTCCGGCAGCAGAGCCAGTAGCAGAGGCAACCCCGATAGTAGAACCAGTAGTAAATCCACAGAGTATCACAATTAACGGAATAGAATATGTTCCTGCAACCGCTTAATATAGAAGTAAAAAGCCTTGAGTTAAATCAGGGCTTTTTTTATATAATTATTTAGCCAAAACACTTGACATAACGGAAACGGTAGTTTACACTTAGAATAATGAAAGTTTGGAGGTGATTAGATGAAAAACAGACTAAAAGAATTAAGGGCTAGACACAATATAACTCAGCAGGAACTAGCTACTAATGTGGGCGTAAGCAGACAAAGCATAAACGCAATAGAGAATGGAGATACTACCCCGGCAGGAGACACAATGCTTAAAATAGCTAATTACTTCAATATGAATGCAAGCGAAGTATTTGAGCTTAACGAAAAGGAGGTCTAAAATTATGACATTCGATTTTGGAACATTAACCCCACAGGAACACAGAAAAGTATCTGAAATAATATCCATAATAGCTACAATAACATTCTTGTCAGCAATAATAATAGGTCTAGCGGTTTACTGCTCATAGGAGGAAAATATGGAGCAACAGCCAAATTATGATGAAAAAGGAAGGATGAAGTATAGCCCTGAATACCATAGCAAAAACGGAACTTTATGGACTTATGATGAACTTGACTACTTAATAACATGGTATGCAAAAATAGGCCCGGTAGAAATGTCTTTTGCACTTGAAAGAACAGTAGCATCCATTAACAAGAAGGTAGCAGACTTGAAAAAATCCGGCAAGATGGAAGATAAACCGAATGAAAAACATTTTACAAGATAATCGCAACCTGAATAAATTGCGTCCGACTTTAGGAGGTGGGGAAAATCGAACAAAATAAAATATATTTAGGTGATTGTTTGGAATTGATGCCTAAAATAAAAGACAAATCGGTGGATATGATACTATGCGACCTTCCCTACGGAACAACACAAAACAAATGGGATAGCGTGATACCTTTGAATGAACTTTGGGGGCAGTATAACAGAGTTATAAAAGACAATGGAGTAATTGCATTATGTTGTGTTGAGCCTTTTACATCAAGCCTTATAATGAGCAATTTGAAGCATTTTAAATATAAATTAGTATGGGAAAAGTCGAAAGCAACTAATTTTTTAAATGCTAAAAAACAACCTTTAAGGAAATATGAAGAAGTAGCAATATTTTATAAGAAACCGCCTGTATATAATCCGCAAATGAGAGCAGGAGAGCCATACAACAAAGGAATAAGGAAAGACCAACTAACAGGTAGTTATGGTGATTTTAAGCCCGTAGAAGTTAAGAGCGGAGGGTTAAGATACCCAACCGACATATTGTATTTTAAGACAGCAGAAAGCGAGGGCGAAGTTTTTCACTCAACACAAAAACCTAAATCTTTGTATGAATATTTGATTAGAACATATAGCAACGAAGGTGATTTAATACTTGATAATGCTTGCGGTAGCGGAACAATAGGAGTTGCTCAAAGTATAGGTAGAAACTTCATGGGAATAGAAAAAGACGAACATTATCACGAAATAGCAGTAAACAGAATTAAGGATTTTAAATAGTAAATCACGAACAATTCAAATATGTTTTTCGTAATAAATTAAATGAAAGAAGGTATAAAAATGAAAAAATTATCAGTAACAATCAATTCAGGATTAATGGAATTGTCCAGCTACAGCAACGAAGTGAGAATTGAAAATATCAGAATCGAAGAAATCATAAGGTATAACTTGCCAAAAGAAATTCAAGTATCAAAGCCTTATATTGTAAACGCAAAGATTGAAATTGAAATCATAGAATCAGGAATACATGTTGATTCTGAGGGCTACGAAAATAAGGAGGGTATCACAAATGGAGAAGGTTAATAAGGAACTTGAATTAAAGCCTGCAACAATGAACATATACCAGAAAATCCAGAAATGTAAATGTGAGCTTGGCAAGGCAGACCTGAAAAAATCAGGGAAGAATACCTATAGTAACTACAATTACTATGAATTAGGAGACTTCCTCCCAAAGATAAATGATGTAATGGACAAATACGGATTGACAGCAATATTTAACTTCAAGGAGGATTTAGCCTCCCTCACAGTAGTAAATTGCGAGAACCCATCCGAGACATTATATTTTAGCACACCAATCTCAATAGCAACTTTAAAAGGGACCTACGCAATCCAGAACATAGGAGCTACACAGACCTATGCTAGGAGATACTTGTATGTAATGGCCTTTGAGATAGCTGAATCCGATGTACTGGACGAGAAGGAACATGACGAGGACCTTATAGAGAGAGGCCAAAAGATTAATAAGGTTAGAGCAGCAAGCATAAATGCTATGTTGGAACAGACCGGAGCGGATGTTAAGGGATTCCTGAGATACTACAAGCTAAAGGAAATCGAGGACATAACAAATGACTTATTCCCGGACATAATGGCAGAACTGCAGAAGAAACTTGAAAAGGTAAAGAAAGCTCCGCTCCCGGAAGTAGGTAAAAATAAAGTACCGGACCTTGGTATGTAGCACAACATGAATATATGGTCCGTAATTAGAAAGGAGAAAAATATGAGAACAACGGAAAAAAATAAAGAAATGGCAAATGCCTTACTTAAACTAATAGCGGAAAATCCAGAATTAGAAGTAGTCCCAATGGTGGACACAGAGTGTATTTTTGATGATAGCTACAGCACTTGGATGGCTAGATGGGGCAGTGCAGACATAGATGAATACTGGTGTTCAAATGAACGAGTGTATTTCAAATCAATAGATTTCGATACTTTAGTCGAAGAATTTATTGATAACAACTACGAAGATTATCCGACACTTTCGGATGAAGATGAAGAATTGCAAAAGTTAGCAGAAGAAAAAATAAATGCCTACGATTGGATTAAGGCAATATCGGTCAATATTGTACATTGCTAATCACGAACAATTCAAAGCTATTTCGCTATATGAAAAAATGGCGCACGATTCACAACTGCATAAAATTTTGAAAGAGGTGTATGAATATGAATTATGACAAAATGCCAAGCAGGGGCAAAATAACTTCTGATGGAGAATGGGCTAAGGATTGTGGTTGCGGTGGCAAAGCCTATGTCTTTTATGATGAAGATGCCACATACAATGTTGAATGTGAAAATTGCGGTACAGTTCTCAGGCTTATAACATCAAGCTTGGATGGGGCAATAAAGTTTTGGAATAATACATTAGAAGTTGGAGGTAATTAAATGAGTGCTGAAATAGTAATGGGAAACCTTGTTATGTGTAATATATGCCATAAAAGAATAGCCACAAAACTATGTGATATGCCTGTTAGAAGAACAAAAAACTTTCACATAAAGATTAATGGAATGACAGATACAAATTTGAGCTTTAAAGAATATACCGCAACTTGTGACAAATATATCTGCGACAAATGTGCTGCAGAAGTTGGAAACGGAATACACTTTTGCAAATCGTGTATGTCAAAGCTAAAAAGGGTATGACCATGATAAATAAATACAATTTAAACGATATTGTTAAAATTGAAAAAGGAAATGAAGTTTACAAAATAGTTGGAATGCACTTAAACACATACAATAACCCCAAAAAGGTATGGTATTCGCTATATCGTTTATCGGATGGATATATATGCAATATTGCCGAAAATATACTTACACCTGTTATTGCTGTTTAGTGCGCAATACAAAAATATTCTACATAAGGAGGTCTCAACATGGGTGGAAAGTATGAAGTACGATATTGTTACAACGATACATTGCAAGTTTATCTATCGGAATATACAAACAGCTGGTTCAAATTTATGATACTGAGGTTCACCAAAAAGGTCATATATTACAAGGTACAAATGTTTTGAGCAAGAGAGATTGGATGGATGAAAGGAACAGAAGAATGCGGAGAGAGAAGAATATGGATGCAAGCTAAAAGAAATCAGCATTAAAGGCTGGATTAAGGTAATATCGGTTGATATTGTACCTTGCTAATCACGAACAATTCAAAAATATTATTCACAATGTACTTGACATACCCAATATATCATGCTATAATAAGTTATAAAGTTAAATAAAGGAGAGATAAATTATGAAAAGAGCAGAGATATATTGGGTAGACTTAGGGGAAACAGTAGGTAGTGAACAGAGGAGATGTAGACCATGCTTAATAATACAAGCCAATTTAGGTAATGCAACCTCGCCTACAGTAACAATTGTTCCAATAACGTCTGCTACCAAGAGTTTCACGATAACTCATGCCCCAGTAGATGGTCTTATTAAACCATCAATAGCATTATGTGAGCAGATAAGAACAGTTGATAAGAAAAGAGTAAAGGGTTATATTGCTACGGTAAGTGATTATACTATGATTAATATATCTGAAACAATAAGGTTGACATTAGGCTTATAATGTGGTATAATGATTACAGAAGTTAAATTTAAGGAGGATTAATAATTGATACTTTATAGTAACGGATGCACAAACTGTGAACGATTGAAAGAGCAACTGGATATATCTAAAATTGAATATCAAGTTTCAAGTGATTACAGAAGGTTGATTGAATTGAATATAAGGTCTGCACCATGCTTAGAATTTGAAGATGGAAGTTTCATGCTCTATGATGAAGCCATGATGTATGCCATAAAGAAAAGGGGATAGACAATGGAAAAGCAATTATTAGATTCTAAAACATTAGTGGAGGATTATTTATTCAATAAAGATTGGAGGACAAAAGAAAATTCAAACGCACCTAGAAGTTTTGGCTCGCTCAATAAATATATAATTGGAGAAGTTAGTAAAAACTATTGGTTGAATGAAGTATACAATAAAGAAATAAAATGTGCATATCTTAATGGTGATTTTCACATCCATGATTTAGGGGCATTAACATTATACTGCGTTGGATATTCATTAGAAAACATACTATTAATGGGGGTACAAGGTATAAGTAATATACCAGTATCAAGTCCACCTAAACATTTCAAAAGTGCTTTATCACAAGTTGTAAATTTGGCAACAGTATACCAAAATGAACAAGCTGGAGCAGTAGCATTCAATTCCGTAGATACGTTATTAGCACCTTTTATACGAGAAGATGATTTGGATAAAATCCAAGTTAAACAAGAATTACAGAATTTTATATTTGCCTTAAATAGCAATTCAAGAATGGGGGCAGAACCAGCATTTACAAATATAACATTAGATATAACTCCTTCACCAGATATGTTGCGTAAAAATATAATCATAGGTGGAGATTATAGATTGGATGTATATGGTGATTTTCAAAAGGAAATGGATTTATTTAATGAATGTTTTGCTGAAATAATGCTAGAAGGAGATAGTAAGGGTCAGCCATTTTCATATCCAGTATTGACTTATAATATAGGAAAGAGATTTGATTGGAATAATCCTAAAAATGATAAAATATTTGAAATGGCTGGTAAGTTTGGATATCCATATTTTTCAAATTTTATAAATTCTGAAATGGATGAATCTGATATAAGAAGTATGTGCTGTAGACTTAGATTAGATTTAACCGAGTTAAGAAGAAGAAATGGTGGATTATTTGGAGCAGGAGATTCAACTGGTTCAATTGGTGTAGTGACTCTAAATATGCCTAGAATAGGTTATATATCATCAAATGAGATTGAATTTTTTAATAAACTAGATATTATATTGAATTTAGCAAAAGATTCATTAGAACTCAAACGAGTATTCTTGCAAAATGAAGTATTGGATGGTGGATTAATTCCAGCTTATTCTCAATATGTTGGAACGATTGATAATCATTTTAGCACTATTGGTATAATTGGGTTTAATGAAATGTGTGAAAACTTTTTAGGAAAAGACATACTATCAATAGAAGGTAAAGAGTTCTCCGTAAAAGTTGGTGAATATATCTTAAATAAAATAAAAGAATTTCAAGTAGAAACTGGTCATCTATATAATTATGAAGCATCACCTAGCGAATCAACTTGTTATAGACTGGCTAAAAAAGATAAAGAGTTATTTCCCGATATAATAACACAAGGTAATTCAGTTCCATACTACACTAATTCTTCTCATATACCAGTATCCAAAGTAACTACTATCAATGATATGATGGCACATCAAGAAGCTTTACAAGTTCAATTTACTGGAGGATGTGTAAATCATATATATTTAGATGGAGCAATATCTGGTGAACAAGCTAAACATATGGTTAAAACTTGTTTAACAAATTATAGAAATCCATATATAAGCCTTTCTCCAGTAAATAGATATTGTCCAGAACATGGTTATATTGAAGAACGAGTTGAAAATTGTCCTAAGTGTGGTATGAAGTTGGATATTATGCAACGCGTAACTGGTTATTTAAGGAAAGTTGAAAATTTCAATGATGGTAAAAAAGAAGAATTTTATGATAGAAAACAATTTAATGGTATAATTGATTTAAAATAAAGATTGACAATGTATAAGTGACATAAATAATAATAGAAGGTGGAGGTATACAACAAATGGTTAGATATAAATATATAGAACATGAACGCAGTGAAGATGCTAATTTTATTGGAGCATTGATAGTAGCATCTGATTGCAAAATAAAATGTAGAGGATGTTTTAACCGTGACATCAAAAAGATGGAAACGAAGAAGGATACTGCACAGAATATCATCAAGGAGGTGCTTTCTAATCCATTCAACGAGGGTATTATACTAGCTGGCTTGGAGTGGTCTAGCACACCTACAGACCTCGTAGAACTGGTCACAGAAGCCGATAAACATGGTCTGAAGATAATGATATACACAGGATTAGATTTGGGTGAGTTTGAAATGAGGATAGGCAAGGCTTGTTGCGATAAGGTTGGAATTAAAGAACTTCCAAAAGATTACAATGATACTTCAATGATGTATGCTTGTATTGGTGGGATGGTTCTTGATAATGCAATCCATAGTGATTATTATATAAAATCTGGAGCATATGTAAAGGAACTGGAAGTAACTGGTAGAGAAGCATTTGGTGTGACATTGGCAACAAGTAATCAGAATGTTATAAAAATTCAGAAAGAGGTGTAGTATGGAGAGGGAGATATGTTTCGCAAAAATGAGAGTGGATGCAATCATTCCTAGTAAGAATCTGGAAAATGCTGGGTATGATGTGTATGCCAACTTTCCAGAGGAATATATAGTTATAGAGCCACATGAAACCAAGATGATACCAACAGGAATTGCTAGTGTCCTTCCAGATAGCCTAGTGTTCGTTCTAAAGGAGCGAGGGTCTACTGGTACTAATGGTATGGGACAGAGGGCAGGAGTCATTGATAGTGGCTATAGAGGTGAATGGTTTGTACCTATCACCAATCACAATGATGTTCCACTGGTAATCTATAAATGTATAGAATTGTTGGACTCAGACTTATTTCCAATAGATACCATATTCTATTCTTATAAGAAAGCAGTCTGCCAAGCAATATTGGTGGATGTTCCAGTTGTAAGAATCAAACAAATTCACAAAGACCAGCTTTCAAATTATGTGTCCGAGCGAGGTTCGGGGTCATGTGGTTCGTCTGGTAAATAATCATAATATGAATAAATGGCGAGCAACTATATGGAGGTTCAAAAATGGGAGATAATAACTATATTGTTTGTAACAATGATTTGTGCAAATATTGGCGAACAGAGGGTAAATGCACATATTGGAAAACAGGAAACTGTGTAGAAATTGAAGTTGAAAATGGTGTATCAATATGCAAATCTTTTGAAGCGGATTAATCGCAATACAAAAATAGTGTGATTGAGAGGGGAGGAATCCTCTCTTTTTTATTTTTAAAAAGGGTTGACATGGTGTAATATTCATGGTAGAATAAGGTATAGTCAAATTAAAGAAGGAGTGAGATACATGAGTGGTCAAGAAATGGTAGTGGTTTGCATAATTAAATTATGGTGGATAATAATTCCATGTATCATAGGTGGAATATTAGTCTACAAAACTGAAAAATAGTTGTTGACAAGTACACTTCAAAGTGGTATACTAAGTATAGAAAGTTAAATAAATCAAACGGAGGTAGTTAAAATGAAAGCATCAATTAGACCAATGATAGAAAACCTAGAGTTATTATTTGTAGTACTTAATGAAGAATACTTTAATGGTGAATTGGAAAAACCAGTTATAACAATCGCACCAGACACTACTAAAGGTGCTTATGGATGGCTGACTAATTGGAGGGCATGGCAAGAAGAAGGTACAGAAGGTTACTATGAAATCAACTTGTGTGCAGAACATACTGCAAGAGGTTACAAAGCATTAGCTGAAACATTATTACACGAACTAGTTCATCTGTACAATCTCCAGAAGGGTATAAAGGACTGTTCAAGAGGTGGCACTTACCATAACAGGAAATTCAAAATCATGGCTGAAACAAAGGGACTCATGGTAGAGCAGAGCCAGAAAAACGGATGGGCATACACACAGTTGAACCCAGAAACCAACAGATTCCTTGACACTGTAACAGGAATAGATTTTGTACTATTCAGAAGCAAAGTTGAAAGTTCATCTTCAACAAAGAAGTCAAGTAGTAGAAAATACGTATGTACACAATGTGGTCAGTCAATCAGAGCCACTAAAGAAATCAAAATACTTTGTGGTGAGTGTTCAACAGAAGATGATTTATGGATGATGATATGCGAAGAAAGTGATGAAGATTAATCACAACATGAAAAAATTGTGACCGATTGAGGGGGGGTATGATTATGAAAAATAGATATGATGGAGTATGTGTATTTTGCTCTTGCAAAGTGCCTAAAAAAGATGGTATATGCTTTGAAAATAAAGAAAAAGGTTGGGTAATATCATGTTTTAAATGTGCTAATGTAGGTGTTAATTTAAACAAAAGATTAGATAAATTACGTTAATCGCAATTCGAGCGAGCAAGGAGATAAGTTTATGGAAACTGTAAAAATTGATTGTAGATGTAAAGATTGTGAACACAGTGAAATTAAAGGTGATGGAGTAGGTAATGACAATATCATAGAATGTGACAGCTACGCATCGAAAAATGAGGAATGGGGAAAATAAAGTTACGAACAATTCAAATAAATTATTCGTAATTTGAAAGGAGAAATCATGGAAAAGAAAAATTGTTGGAACTGTAAACACTATGTGTTTTCAATGATTGTTTTACCTTGTTGTTATTGTAAGGATTGTAATAAATGGGAAAGAAGAAATTATGATGATTCAAAATGTCCATGTTGCCCTAAGTGTGGTTCAGAGGATTATGTTGAAGTAGAGGAAGGTATCAAATGCCCATTCTGTGGTCAGATAGATGATAGGGGTGATAAAGAATGTTCAATGTGTAGAAGGTCATTGGATGATGGTATAGAAGTGGTGTACGGTGATGGCGAAGTATGGGAGGTAGAATAATGAGTATTCTTACAATTGATTATGGTTTAATTCCAATAGTATTAGTAGAGAATAGAAGGGGAATTAGATGTATAGATGGTGTTGAAACCTCAGAAGGGGAGTATTATGATATAATTCAAGTAGCCGATGAATTTTATGCAATGAAGGAGTGTGTGTAATATGGGTAGAAGACCAAAGGAAGACCTAAGTTTTTTTGAAAATGCAAAAGGTGAGATAGAGTATCTAAAGTGTTGTAATGAGTGTCCAGAGGCTTGTAAACAGTCACACAAGGTAGTCAGTATTTGTTGCAGGACATATAATGAAATGAAAAAGAATTTAAGAAAAAAGAAAAAAGATGTTGACAAGATACTACCTCGCATGGTATAATAAGTTCATAAGGTTAAGGAGGTAGCACATGAGCAAGAAAGATATACACATAGGCACAATAAACGGAATAGACTTACTACTGCACAGGAGAGGTAAGGTTGATAGGACAGATGATAATGTCAAGAGAGGGGTGGGAGTACATATTCCCAACAAGTACAAGACCAAGACAAAGCAACGAGAACAGAACGAACTAAGGAGGATGTATTAATGAAAAAGTTTAGAAAAGGTGACAAAGTAAGGTTTATAAATAACGCATCATTCGTACCAAAAGGATACACCGGAACAGCAATGGGTGATGATAGAAAAGATTGTGAGGTATTAGTTGAGGTAGATAACTGGCATGATGGTCATGGTGGACATGAATTTGGAATTGGTGGAGATAGTTGTTGGTACTGCTGGACTGATTCATTGGAACTGGATAGAAAATTCAAGGCTGGAGATATCGTAAAGATAATAAATAATGGTGCTTCTTATACTACCTACAGAGATTGGTATGAAGAATACTTAGCAGATTGTGGTTTTTATGAAGACAATGCATCACCAGAAGATGGCGAGTATGAGGTCATGGTAGTAGCAAGTCATGGTAGTTGGAGTGGAACTCTTTATGGAATAAGAGAAGCCAAAGGAGATTTTTCATCACAAGTTTATATCATAGGTGAGAATGGTTTGGAGTTAGTTTCAGAAATAGTGAAGGAGGAAGTTGAATTGAAATCAGACGAGAATCCAGTATATAAAATGGGAGAATTTGTAAGATGTATCTCCAGAACAAAGGACAATGTCGAGGGTCTTATCCTTGGCGAAGTTTATGAAATGGTCGGAGCAAGTATGTATGACGGTAATTTGATACTCTCAGTAAAAGGAAAAGATGGTAAGTTGTTCCATTCCATAGATAGATTTGAAAGTGTAGATTCAGAAAAGGTTACAGAAGATGATTTCTATATCATGAAGTGTGATATTGCTCCATTGGGTAAGGTTGGATATAAAGAAATGGGAATCTGTGAAATTGCTCCAGATATGGTCAACGAGCCACCACACTACAAGACTGGTGGAATAGAGTGTATCGACTACCTTGAAGCCAAGATGGGTATAGAAGCCTTTGAGGGATTCTGTATAGGTAATACACTCAAGTACCTCTCAAGGCTTGGACAGAAGGGTGACAGGCTTGAAGATATGCTCAAGGCACAGTTCTATCTGAATAAGGCAATTAGTCTTCATACTGCCCCTACAGAGCCTACAGAGGTGGATGGTGCTTGTAATAGACCAATAACCTCCAAGCAGATAGGTTATATAGCAGGACTTACCAAGAAATTAGAAATAGATAGGTATGACCTACCAGAATATATCTCACCATTATACAACTACAAAGAACTATCAGAAGCAGAAGCAAGCATAGTCATAGACAAGCTTATAGCAATTAAAGATTACAAGGAGATTGGGTTATAATGTTCTGGGCAATAGTATTCAATCTAATAATGATAGGCATAACGGGTGGATGGTGGATATTAATAATGCTCATAGCATTGTTTGTAAAATTAATGAGGGGGTAATAAAATGGAAGAATTTGTAAAGTCACTAGTTGAACAGGCAATATTACTAGAGGAAACCCTGATACAAACCATAAAAGTTATGGAAGTATTTGAGGAAATGGTTGAGGGTGCTAGAAATAATCCAGACATGGATATAGACCGACTCTCTGATGAAATTGACATATATCCAATATTCGACAGGATAGCTAAACTTGTAGATAATTTAAGTAGTAGATTATAAAAAACAGTTGACAAAGTTCCTTGCTTATAGTATACTTATATTAGTGGCAAGGGATTGCTACATAACAGAAAAGGATGGTGTTGGGGACGGTAGAAATGTGGATTGATTTAATGGACGAGAATAAGGTGTATATTAAGGAGGAATTTATAATGGAAATTAATGTAGCAGGAGATTGGAGAGAAGTAATAGACATTCACAGCACAGCAATATCATATCGAAAGGTAGTCAAGGGTAGTCCAGATGTATTTATAATCGGCTCATGCTCACCAGATAAAGCCAAACTTAGATTCCAAGACCAGTTTGATGGTTGGGTATACTTCAAACTTGAAAGAGGGTTATAACATGGAAGGGAGAACACTTACAATCATAATGTTCATTATCCTATTGATATTAAATATAATAACAACAATTATGTTTGTACTTTCCAATGCTGGTATAGTAAACATAATAATAGAAGTGGTATCAATTGTAACTTGCATCGCATTATTAATTTCAACAATAAGAGGAGGAAAATAATGGAAAAGAATAGTTGTATGGAGTGTGGAGATACAGTCAGAAAATCATGTGGGTGTGGTAAGTCAGTCATGGGTGTACCACTTTGCAATCAATGTTTCTTCGGTAGCATCAAAGTGAATGACTATCCTTGCAACGATTGTTCTGGAACATTAGCCACAAGTAAATGTCACTTTGCTCCAAAGAATTTGGGAGGTTATTAGATGATTTGGGTTAAATCACAGGAAGGTAATGCAATACACGAATGTTCTGGTGTATTTGTCAATGAATGTTCGCTTAGGGTATTCAGTGGGGAACAGTGGAACACAGTTGGTAGATATGATACTCCAGAGATAGCACAGGATGTTATGAGGATTGTCTGGAGGGCAATACAGAGTGGTGGTAATGCAGTAAACTTACCTATCAATTCGGATGGCTCATACACTGACAAAATAGATGTAACTTCCTTTGAAGGTGGTAAAAGAGAGATAGATGGTTTGAAACATAGTCCCGATGAATATATTATAAATTTTGCGAGGGTGTGAGATAGTGGATACTAATAGATTAAAGGTCATGCTAAATGAGGTATCTGACATAAAAGGTAAACGAAAAGCTATGAATTATTGGTTTAGGTGTGAATGTGAAAAGTTAAAACCAACTACTGTAAATTGGTGGTTGGGAACTTCACCTAAAATACTTGACAGAGTTATTATAGATGTGTATAATGAATATGTAGAGTATTGTCATGTAAAACACAAAAGACCATTCAAAAGGACAAAGTTTGGAATTGAAATGACATCGTTTGGATATGTGTCAAAGGTAAAAACTATAAAAGGTGCAAATTACCGAGTGTATGATAAAGTTACAGATTACAATTAAATTACAGACCAGTTACAAGTTGAATTGAAATCAGTACAATGATTGGTATCACTGGGTTACAACTACTATTATAATTTTAATATATTAAAAAGGTTGTAACCTTCTGTAATTATTGATATGACTGGATGGAGCATATATATTACTATATAATACAACTATTTCTTCTAATAAAAAGTAATATAAAGTAATATATAAATGATATATATAGAGAATAGGAAAGTTGCGTAATCTGTAATTTGAAATTTAAAGAATTAAGCTATTACTTGCTTGCGAGGATTTCAAAAATTACAAAATTACAGAACGATTTTCGACTATTCTAATTTTCGACCAAAACGGTTATAGTATTACTGAAAAGGAGTTGATATAATTGGCAAATAAAGGAATTCATACTTCGCCAGAAACTGCTGGTATACAAAATATGCCACCAAATTATCCAGATACACATAAAGATGATTTAGGAACAATGAAAGGCTTAATGCCTATATGGAACAGAGGATTTCAAAACAGAGAGAATTATAAAGGCCTTTGGACTCCAGAAACTTTGAAAATGGAAATTAATGCCTTTTTTGAATATTGTTTCGATAATGAAGTCAAACCAGCTAAAGTGGGGCTATCACTATGGTTAGGGGTTACGAAACAAACTTTATGGGTTTGGGAAAAAGAATCTACGGATTTCAAATCTGACCTTATAAGATGGGCAACATCATTAATTGAAATGTCTTATGTGGGCAGAGCCGAGAAATACCCAACTGCAAACATATTCTTGCTAAAATCATCTCATGGTCATGTTGAAACTTCCAGATTGGATGTAGTTGCGACAAATGAGCAGATGCAGACTGATGAAGTACAAGACAGAATTGCACAACTTGGACTAGATAAGCCTAAATAATGTAAATTGCACTCAGAAATGGGTGCTTTTTCTATGCCCAGAAATAATAGGGGTAGAGTGGTCAAAATAGGCATTTTTACGATGGGGCTATAGGCTGATTCCCAGACTTGATATTTTGATTTGCTCAACGGAGAGCATAGGGAAATGTGTTCAACGTATACTTTGTTCACTAAGGGGGTAAAGTCGCTTAGAATGGCTCTAAATCGCATAAATAATCATTCTCCGTTAGACCTACTTTCAAACTCTATAGGTTTATGTGAAAGTTTACTTTCAAACTCTATGGGTTTTTACTTTCAAACCCTATATGTCTATGACTGGATGTGCGAATGTTTCGAAAATTGTGAATCTTCTGAATATTGTGAATGTTTTGAATTTTCAGACAATTCAGATTAGTGTGGGTTGTGCGAAATGTTCAAACAATTCAAACAAATAGAACAAATGAAATAATTCAGAATATTGTGAATGTTCGGAATGGTACGAACGTTCGTGTTTTTTCCAATAATTCGAATAGTTCATACAATTCAAACAATATATCGAATTGTGTTGTTGGAGGTAGGTTTTGGATTGGATAACTACCCTGTGGATAACTCTGTGGATAAGTATCATAAATCTGTGGATAAAATATGTTGACATTATATACTATGGATGTTATACTATATTTAGAGGTTAGGAAAACGGTAACCTACTAAATGGTAAAAGGTGGTAATACATTATGAAAAGATTTGAATTAGTACTGAAACAAGGTAACATGGAGGTTTTGGTATCATTTGACAAAATAGACAATGACACGTCCGAGCAGTTCATGTTTTTAAGAGTCGCTAATAAGTCAATAGCTTTACTGGATAAAAAAAGACAGCAGTTGACTTATAAGTTCCAAACAGTAGATACCGTATTCTTCACACTAACAGAAAAGGAGGTGAAATAATATGGAAGAAGAAAAAATCTACTATATTACATGGGTTGATATGTTTGGAGAAATACAAGAATTCGAATATGACGAGCAGGGCAAAGAAGACGTACTAAAATATGCTAAATTGATTATTGAAATAGAAGAAATAGAGTAACAAAAAATAATGGTTCGCTGGTTCATCCATAAAGTCAGTAAATAAAGGGGATAAGATGAAAAATACAATTGTTGGATATGATAGTATCAGCAAAAAGAAAATTGAATTAGAATATGAGGATATCTATTCTGTTAACTGTTGGCACAATGTCTACGGTAATCCACAGTATGGTGTATACATGAAGAATGGAAAAAATTATATATTAGTCGATAACTACTCATTATGCAGAAGTTATGTGAACAACTTACATTATGTATCACGCAAAAAAGATTTATAAAAAAGTGTTGACAGGATGCAAAATTACATGGTATAATTAGTTATAGGGTTTTGGGGGATTTGAGCCCCCGACCCATAGGAGGTAATTACATGAATAATGAATATATTTTAAAATGTGATAGAATTTGTGCCGAAAATTCAATAACTTTAAGTGGTTGTAAAGGTTGTCCGAACTACGCAAACAAAAAAATAAGTTGTAGTGAAATAATGAATTTAGCTAGAAAAATTAAAAGGGGTGTAAAATAATGAAAATATCTAAAGGCAATTCAAAACTTGGCAAAATAGCAAATTTTAACATTACTCCATTGAGAACTTGTTCCCCAGAAGCTTGTAATACATGTGGTAAAAATGGTTGCTATGCTTTGAAGGCTTATAGGCAATATCCAGCAGTTAGGACAGCATGGGACGAAAATACCGAACTAGCAATAAATGACATTCCTACATTATATCAGGATTTAAGAAAATACTTTACTACATTTAAGGGAAAAATATTCCGTATCCATTCAGCAGGTGATTTTGTATCAATTGACTATTTAAAAATGTGGGCTGATATAGCGTTTGAATTTAAAAATATCAACTTTATGGCGTATACAAAACAATTTAAAATATTGCAATATTTTATAGATATCTATGGTCGCAATTACATGACACGTAACTTTAAAATAATACTTTCTTCGTGGACTGGATTAGATATACCTTCAGAACTCTCTTACAAGTTCTCTATTGCATGGTTATGTGAAGACGGACAGAACGCCCCTGTTATGGTATATAATCTTAAAAAGGCTGGTAGAAGTGTTAGGATATGTGGAGGGGATTGCACTGTTTGCAAGTACTGTTATGAACCAACTGGATTAGATGTTATATTCATAAAGCATTAATAACATATACCTAATACTATAAAGGAGGGCATTATATGTTTACTGTGCTGGTGTATATACTCATAATACCGATTGTTATAATAAAGAACTTAGTTAAGTTTAATGGTTAACATGATATAGATAACTACATTACATGATATAATATACTGTATAGTTATACACTAATAATGTATAGTTATACAGTATTATTATGCCCTATTATTGCATACTAATTGTATGTATAGTGTACACAATGCACACTAATCTGACTATTCATAATATTATTAATTATTTTAATTGTTTCGTTTGTACGAATTGTTTGATTTGTTTTAATTGTTTAAACAATGGTGAATTGCGTGAATATTCATACCCCTCCCACTATTCAGAATATTCTGACAATGACTAATCAGTCCCATTACCAACTTCTAAATTTTCTGAACAGTTTTAGTGACCTCAAAAAATTCTCGGAAAATTCTATAACAGTTTTTGCAAGTTACCGACAAGTTAGCAAAGCCAGTTATATCAATGGTTGTAGGGTTATGAATTAGTAGCAAATTAGTAGTTGCAAGTTAAACTACCATTACACCTCCAGTCATTATATTCCATGCCCATTTATGTCCTCGCTCATATGTGATTTCAGTTGAGTGCATTGTGGAGTAAAAGTATTCCCCATCCCAGAAAATTACTTCCTCCTCAAAGAATGTGTTTATGATTTCCATTATTGTGTATGGTGTTTTATTTGGCATTTTTATCTTCCTCCTCCTTAATTGATTCTACTAATTGTGCATATGTGGTTCTAATTTCTATTGGTATCCTATTATCCATTAACATCAATCCTAGAACTCTACATATTGATGCTAATGTTTTTTTATGTTTATCTTCCATTCCCTCACCTCCTAAACATATTATACCATATAGGATAGGTAATGTCAAGAAATATTTTTGGAAATGTAGGTTAAAATGAGGTAAAATCAGTTATAGTAGTTATGAGAAATGACATAGGAAGAAAGAAGGGATTAATATTTTAAAAGATTACGAAATGATAGTGCATAAATTTGGTAGGGATGTTGACCATATAAATCTGTATTCGCTGGGAGATTTGCATATAGGTTCTAGTGAGTTTTCATTGGAACAGTGGTATAAGTGGAAAACCAGAGTTATGGAGGATGAATTTGGATATATAGTAGTTTTAGGTGATTTAATGGACAATGGTTTAAAGAATAGCAAGACTGATTGTTTTGGAGCAACTATGCGACCAAGAGAGCAAAGAGAATGGCTTGTAGAGGAACTTAGACCGTTAAAAGATAAGATATTATGTATAACCAGAGGAAACCATGAAAAAAGGTCGGCTGACTTATCAGATGATTGTCCCATTTATATAGTGGCTTGTATGCTAGGTATAGAGCATTTGTATCGTGAGAATATGTGTTTTGTCAAGGTATCTTTGGGTGACAAGAATAAAGAAAGGCAGTATTCTTATGGAATAGCAGTTGGACATGGCTCGTCAAGAGGTAAGGCTAAAAATTTCAGCTATTCAATTGACAGCATGGATGTATTTTTTACTGGTCATACTCATACTCCAGAGGAAAGTTATCCAGCTAAACTGGTTATGGACTTGAGAAATGAAACTGTAGCACAAGTAGGCTTTATACACATGATAGTGCCAAGTTTCTTGGAATTAGGTGGGTATGCCCTTGCTGGGATGTATATGCCCACAGACTTTAGAAGGATACCATATGTATCGTTGCTTGGAACAAAGAAACAAATAGATGTACACAATTTAGGGGGGATGTAGGATGGATATTAGAAATATAATGATTTTGTTTGATAAAACTAAATTTACAAAAGAGGAAATAGTAGCTGAATTAAAAGCTGAAGGTTATAAGCATAATTTCATATTTGCGAACAAGATAGATTTGGATTATGCGAAAGATTATATGCGAAAGTGTGAAGAAGTGTGGTGCTTCGGTGACTGTGAAGAAATGTTTATGTATATGATGGCAACAGATGAAGGTATGGATATATGGACAATGGGTTAGAATTAACTAAAGTAGAGGAATTGGTGAAGGTGGTAATACCTAATCTTGAAGATGAACTTTCAAGAGAGGGTGTTGCCCCTTCTGACCTTGTAGAATTATATAACCTCTATGTGGAAGTATTGAGAATGGTTGCTCCATATGATTTTGTTTCTTATAACAAATATCTAGAATTGGATGAAGACCATTCGTCACCAACTAAAGCATTTTATCACCACAGGAAAAAGCACCTAGCTGAAATGTTTGAAGCTTTTAATGATATGGAAACTTACGATAAGTATGATGTATTATTAATTTCACTTCCTCCAAGAACTGGTAAGACCACTACTGGTATACGGTTTTTGTCTTGGATTATAGGAAAGTACCCAGAGCATACTGAAATGGCAACTTCCTATTCAGATAGTATAACAACTTCCTTTTATATGGGAGTCATGGAGATAATTCAGAACCCACGATACAATGAGATATTCCCAGATGCTCCACTTGTATCACAGAACGCAAAAAGGGAAGAAATCTGGTTAAAGGTGGCAAAGAGATATCCATCTATAACCTTTGTTCCTATTGGTGGTTCAATGACTGGTAGATGTGAAGCTGGTAAGTATTTGTATTGCGATGACTTGGTGTCTGGTATTGAAGAAGCACTTTCAATTACTAGACTTGATAAATTATGGCAGATGTATACAGTTAACTGTAAACAGAGAAAGAAGGATAAATGCAAGGAAGTACATTTGGCTACAAGATGGTCTGTCCATGATGTAATCACTAAACTTGGAACTGCACATGAGGATAATCCTCGATGCAAGGTTATTAATGTATCGTGTTATGACGAGAACGAGGAAAGCCAATTCGACTTCTTAGGTGGTTTTGGAACTGATTATTACAAGGACTTAGAAACTACAATGGATGAAGCCAGTTTTGGAGCATTGTATAAACAAGAGCCTATAGAACGAGAAGGATTATTGTACCATAAAGAGGACTTGCAGTATTTCTTTGACCTTCCAGAAGAACCAGCCGATTCAATCGTTGCGATATGCGATAGTAAGAACATGGGTAAGGATTTTGTGTCTGCTCCTATTGGATATGTATATGGTGATACTGTATATATTGATGATGTGACTTATAGTAATGCCCTTCCAGATATAACTAGACCAATGGTTGCTAATAAATGGGTAGAGCATAAAGTAGTTCGTGCTGATGTAGAGGTGAACAATGGTGGCAACTACTATGCCGAGGATTTGGATGAACTAATTAAAGCCAAAGGTGGTAGAACCAGTATTAGGACTTTCTTCAGTAGCAATAACAAGCAAGTAAAGATTATAACATATGCTGATTATGTTGTGAAGCATTTCGTGTTCAAGCATCCTAGTAAATATTCACCGAATAGTCAATATTCCCAATTTATGAAAGATATGCTAAAATGGACACAAATGGGTAATAATAAACATGACGATAGTGTTGATAGTATTGCGATGTTGGCACAATTAGTGCAATCATTATCAGATGGACAGATTAAGTTTTTAGACCGTAGAAAATTAGGAATATAGGAGGTAAATAAATGATTCTCAAAGGACGTAGAAAAATAACTAGTGAATTAACTCCAGAAGAACTTCACGATAAGTCTAAGTTGGCTAAATTACTTAATACTAGCCGAGTAATTCACTTACAGAATAAATCTGAGATAGATTATTTGGTTAATTATGGTAAAGGTGACCAGCCTGTTTTATTAAAAACTAAGGTAGTCAGAGATGAAATAAACCATAAGATAGTCATGAATCATGCTCAGATGATAACTAGAAGTGTTAATGGATACTTTCTTGGAACACCAATTCAGTTTATACAAAGTGGATATACGGATAAGAAAGAACAGATAGATATGCTCAATAGGTTTGTACAGTATGAGGACAAGTCCTCGTCTGATAGTGAACTTGGAGTATTTCAAAGTATGACTGGTACTGCATATAGGATAATCTATACCGATGGATTATTTGCAGATGAAGTTCCATTTGAGGAAAGAACTCTTGACCCATCAACTACTTATGTGGTATATCAGAATAATATTGCAGAGAAACCATTATTGGGGGTAACTTATTATACCATAGTTAATGAGGATAATGCAATAGTTGGAATGAAAATATATGCATATACTGATAAGGGTAGATATGAAATAGTAACTGACGATTTAAGTGGACTTGTAAATGAAGATTCAATGATTGACTTTCTTCCATACTCAGTTGGTGGTATTCCAATAATAGAATATCCTAACAATATGTGGAGAATAGGTGACTGGGAATTATGTATTGGACTCATGGATGCCATAAATGATTTACAGTCTGGCAGACTTGATGATATAGACCAAGTTATACAGTCATTGTTAGTATTTATAAATGCTGATGTAGACCAAAATGGATATGACCAGATGCGTGAGAGAGGTATCGTTCTACTGAAGAATACTACTGGAAATCCAAGTTCCGTTCAGACTATGAGTAATGAACTTGACCATACTGGTATGAATTTGTTTTCACAGGAATTAGAATCTATGTTGTATGCCTTGATTGGTATACCAGATAGGAATAACCGTTCTGGTGGAGGTGGAGATACTGGACAGGCAGTTGAACTTAGAGATGGCTGGGCAGATTTGGAAACACTTGCTAGGAATAAGGAACTTGCATTTAAGAAGTCAGAGAAACAGGCTTTGAGAATCATTCTCAATATAGTGAATGGTAAGTTAGGTTTTGACCTTTCTTTATTGGATATTGATATTAAATTCTCAAGAAATAAGAGCAATAACCTTTTGGTTAAAACACAGGGATATACAACTCTGTTGGCTACAAAAACTCTTAGTCCAGAAGATTGCTTGACAATCGTTGATATTGTTTCAGATGTAAATGAGTATATATCAAGAGGTAAAGCTTTTTGGGGAACTGCATTTGCTGGATTAGAACAAGCTACTGTTGCTGTTGATTCTAGTAAAGTAGCATTGGAAACTGCAAAAAATCCTCCAGAACCAGTTGTACAGAAGGAAGTAGTTAAAAAGGAGGTTAGTAAATAATGGCAGAACAGAGAGTAATAGCAATTGATTTAGATAATATATCCACTACACTGACCTCCGATACCCTTATTAGACAGGGTGAGAGTAAAGCTTCAAGGCTTGAAATCACTCTCAATGAGGAATTTACTGGATTTGATTATGTGCTTGTATTCCAAATTAATGATAACATACCTTATTCGGCATCTGTAACACCAAGTGAAGGTATCTTATCATTTGAATTAAGTAATACAGTAACTTTTGATTCTGGATATTTAAAAGTTGAACTTCAAGCATTTAATGTTGATGATGAGATATTAATAAAAACTTGTGTGTTCACATTCAAAATTAAAATGTCGGTAGAAGGAACACCTATTGATATACCTATATCTGATTACACAGCTTATATTCAATTGGTCGAGTATTATATGAATAAAGATATATATGACCCACAGGGTATAGTATCTGACGCATTTGATATGGATAATATGACCGATGGTGTGGATAAAGTGGCAATGTTAGTTAGTGAACGAATAAAATTAAATGAACTATCTACTGGTGGTAATTCGGCATATGCTAATCAAATTGATGCCCCACCTATTGACCCTAATATTATAGATGATGAGTTTGATGGTGATTCTCTTGATGATAAATGGATATGGGTAAACCAAGGACTATCAAGTGTTTTAGTTGATAATAGTATTATTGAATTAACTGCTGAAAATCAAGATAATGGAGTTGATTGTAGGGGTATAATTCAACCAGCACCTGATAGTATAGATTTCACTATTGTGACTAAATTTTTAGGTACTAATCTTTGGAAAGATTATTCCAAAACTGGAATATTAATATCTGAATCTCCAACTGGTAAACAACTTGGTATTTGGCACGCATATGATGGTAGTTGGAAAGGCTTGATGGGTGAATTTTTCGCAACTCCAGCTACAAGAGGTGCTTATACTTATTATGGTACACCAGTTCAAGCACAAGGTGGATATATTAAGACTAGGATATATAAAGTTGGTGAAATATGGTATGTTGATTTCTATTATAGTTTAAATGGATATGTTTGGATAACTTCCAAAATAGGATTGGAAATTGGGTTTACTCCAAATTATGTTGGTTTAGGATGGGACTTTGAAACAGCAGAAGTAGGAAAATCTTACTTTGATTGGTTTAGGGTTACAATTTATAATATTGGGTTATAGTGTAAATGAATAATTAATAAAGGAGATTGATAAATATGGCAATAGTAAAAATATCAATAGATAATTTAGAAAGCAATGTAAAGCATTATGTATGTCTTCCAACAGATGCAGTTTCTACCTTCGCAACGGATATAGGTGATGGGTCAACAATGTCGGTGAGAAATGCAGTATCACTTAAGCAAATTGCTAGACTTAGATTCGATGGAGTTGTTTGGCAGTATATTGAAGAACCAGAAGTTGAAGATTTATTCGATGTTAAAATAGTTGCTGGAAGTGGTACTGGTTTAGACACTTATGCAATTGATTTGGAGAACAAGGCATTTAAGTATATCCAGATAGCAATAGCTGATACGGATTCCAAAACCTTGACAGTAGCTAATGTTCCTACGGAAGCACAGTTTGAACTTAAAGTAGTAACAACTGCAACTGGTACAATGGGTGCATGGATGGCTGGAATAGTATGGGATGCTGGAACTGCTCCTACTCTTACAACTGGTAAAACTATTAGATTGAAATTCTACACAGTAAACGGTGGAACTGCTTGGCATGGTAAAATACTCGGTACTTGGTAGTGAATAGGGAGATTAAATTATCCCTTTCCATTGTAATAAATAATTGTAAATTTAGGAGGTTAATATGAGTGTAAAAGAAGTATTTAGAAATGAAGGAAGTAATATAAAAACATATATGTGTTTGACAACTGATTTATCATCTACTTATCCAACTAATATAGCGTGTGACCCATTAAGTAAAATGATAGTGGTCAATGTTAGTACACATATAACAGATAAGTATTTATTCTTTGATGGTACTAATTGGAATGAAGCATAAAGGAGGTAAATTATGGAAAGACAAGATGATTTTAAAACAATATTAGAGATGCACAATGCTAATATTGGAAGATTAAATAGCAAACAATTGGAAAATATTGTTCGTGAACAGTACAAAGTTTACGGTTGTTTTTGGAACAAAGGCTCAAGCCCAACATTGACAAGAATGCAGGACGCAAGGGGAGCAGTGGCAAACGCAGGAGTTGATGCAGTAAAAGCCTACAACGAATTTGATTTAACGCCGTTGTTTAAAGACTTTACGGAGGTTACTGACAGCTACGGCAATGTGTTTGTAAGAATCCCTAAGATGTATATTAAAAAGGTTGATGCAAGTGGCTACAAATCAAGACAGATAAGCAGAACGCCATTTACAGGAGCATATCTGCCAGAATGCTTTAAAAACCAAGCAACAGGCTTAGAACTTGATTATATTGATGTGGGTAAATATGTAGCCACTACCACGGACGGTACAAAGCTTGAATCAAAAGCTGGCGCATATCCCCTGATAAACAAAAATATAGTACAGTTCAGGGATATGGCAAAAGCTAATAATATTGGCGCGATAAAAGGTTATCAGATAATGGACATCCATGTTATGGATTTATTGCAGACATTGTTTTTGATAGAGTTTGCAACGATAAACAGCCAGAGTATAGTTGCGGGATATACAAATGGCCAATATACGGATACGCACCTGATAACATTAGTTACGACAAACACGAACACAGCCATAGTGGCAAATGCAACAGCCGCGTTATATGCAGTAGGACAAGTAATATCAGTTGGCTCAACGCAAGGCGGAAATCAGAGATTTTACGGACGAACAATAACGGCAATAGGAGCAAACGATTCAGGCGGCGCAGGAAATGCCGTAATAACTTTTGATGGTGTGGTGGCAAGTTTATCCGTAAATGACAGACTGTATAATACGGGCATGAAAACAGGGTTTAGTTCTGCCATAACCACAAGCGTTGGCAGCCCTACATCAAACTCAGATGGTAAAAAATCATTCGTTTATCATGGCATAGAATCGCTATACGGTGATGTTTGGCAGTTTGTAGATGGTCTTAATATTAACGAGAAGCAAGCGTGGGTTTGCAAAAATGCAGATAACTACGCAAGTAATGTGTTCGCGGCACCTTACGAGCAGTTAGGATATGTCAACGGAAATACTGATGGATATACAACGGCAATGGGTTATGATGCAAATTTACCGTTTTGTGAACTACCAGTGGCAGTCGGCGGCGCATCAACAACTTATTACTCGGATTATTATTATCAGACCACCGGTCAGAAGGTGGCTCGTGTTGGCGGCAGCTGGAGCAATGGCGGTAATGCCGGTTTGTTCTTCTGGAGTCTGTACTACACGTCCTCCTATGCCGGCGTCGACATCTCCTCCCGCCTTCTTAGAAAAGCCCTGTGAGGGGGATAGGGGGTAAAGCCTGTAGTCAAAATACACAAAGCAAGGAAGGTGGTTAGTAACCATGACAAAAGAAATAAGATATGCAACAATACCTGAAACATTTGACGAAACAAAGCACTATATTGAGCAGTTGCCAGCAGTAGATATGGGTGAGTATCTGTGGGTTGATGTTATAGTCAAGAATTTAGATTTAACATCAACACCAGAGTCGGCACCCGTGACAAGCGAGCCATATGTCCCAGAGCCTACAACGGAAGAAAATATAACATTAATGGCTGAACAATTAACTTTAGCACAAACTGCACTTGACTTTATATTGATGGGGGTTGTGTAAATGAGCGGATATTTAGCAATGAGAATAGAATTAGGTAGATTGGATTATGCAGCAGTTGTGGCAAAATACACACAGTTTAAGGCTGAAATAGACGGAATACTTATCAATGACGGATTTCAAAGTTTAATAGTTTAACTCGCAATTGATTAATATTGTTCGTAACATTATTATGGGAGATTGGATTCTCCCTAATTTTTTAATATATTATATCACAATGGAATAATATTGTCAATAGTCGGTTATAGTGTTTATGAAAATAATGTGATGGGGCGAGAGTCATGTCATGGGATTTAATAGGAGGAAGAAAGATGGCAGATGTATTAACACAGGAACAGATTGACAAGTTGGTAGCAGATAAGATAGCAGAAGCAACTAAGGGATTACTTACTGAAGAAGAAGTAACTCGCAGAGTAACTGCTGAAGCTGATAGACGAGTAGAGAGTGGTATCCAGAAAGGTCTGGAAACTAAAAAGCAAATATGGGAGAGAGAGTATGCAGAGAGATTACAACTTAGTGCAGAGGAACTTGCTCAAAAGGAATACTCAGAAAAACTTCAAAGTGTAACAGCAAAGGAGAAAGAGATTCAAAAGAAAGCAAATAAACTCGAAGCAAAAGATATGTTATCCGAAGCATCTATTCCTAAAGCACAATATGAAAAACTACTAGGTATGCTTGTATCAGATGATGATGCTACTACAAAGGCAAATGTTCAAGGCTTTATTGATATGTATAATTCTACAAAAGTTGAATTAGAAACTTCAATAAAAAGCCAGTTCGCTAATATACCACCTCCACATACTGGTGGCAAAGATGATGTAGTAACTCAAGATTCTTTTAGGAAAATGGGATACGCAGACAAGTTAGCTTTTAAACAGGCTAATCCAGAACTTTACAAACAATATATAAAATAAAGGAGATAATACAATATGGGTACAAATTTAAGTTTTCCTTATGATTCAGAGATATTCAACTATGATTGGAAAAATACACCAGATGTAATTCTTACGAGCCTTTTAGATTCTGGTGCTATGGTTAATGATAGTGAAATAGCAAATATGATTTCCAATGGTTCGAATTTCTTCACAGTTCCTTTCTACAATATACTTGGTGGAACAGAGGATGTATACAACGGAGTAAGTAACTTTACTGGTGCTTCACTTACTGGTGGTAGCTATAGTGGTTGCGTATTCGGTAGAATGTCAAAATGGACTGCTAAATCGTTCATCAAAGACTTCAATAGTGGTGCTGACCCAATGGCACAGATAGTATCTGGAGTTGCTGGTTTCTGGCATAAAGCTAGACAGACAAGAGTTATCGCAATTCTTGAAGCAGTATTCGGTATTACTGGAGATGCAGATTGGACTAAGCATAAGATTAATATAGCAACTACTGGTTCAACTACTACTGATTCAAACAGAATGGGAGCAACAACTATCAATGATGCTTGTATATCAGCTTGTGGAGATATGGCTACAGACTTCACACTTGCCATCATGCATTCGAATGTTGCTAATAAACTGGCTAACCATCAGTTGCTTGAGTATAGCAAGTACACAGATGCAATGGGTATCACTAGAAATCTTCCAATAGGACAGATAAATGGTAAGACTGTTGTAATCAATGATAATGTTCCTACTAAATCATCTTCAAGTGATACTGATGAATTTGAGTACACAACTTATGTCCTTGGACTTGGCTCACTCAGATATGCACCAGCACCAGTTGATGTACCTTCCGAAATGGATAGAAACCCAGATACAAATGGTGGACTTGATATGATATACACTAGACTCAGAGAATGTATCCATCCTTATGGCTTCTCATTCAAGGGTGATGTTACAACTGATGTAGGTGTTCCAGATGCCGTTCTTACTGCTAGTGCTTCATACGAAAGAAAACTGCCAGCAAAGGCAATCAAAATGGTTAGAATTGTAACTAACTAGTAGAGGAGATAATGAGTATGTATATTTATCAGAACGGTAAGTTATATGCTCGTAAAGATGATAAGCTAGTCGGAGTGGATTTCTGCTCCGACCAAGCTATTCCTGTTGAGGGAACTGAATGTGAACTTGCAGAAATATATCAAGACTTATCTCTTTATGAGGTATTACGAAAGTTTCAGATTATAAATGGTAAGGATTATAAATTCCCTAGAGAGGTTGAGGTGAAAGCTGATGTCACAATCGAGCCAGTTGTCAAGCCTAAAAGAACTCCTAGGAAATCCATCAGTAAGTGATAGTATACTCCAGTTTTATCTGGATTGTGCTAGAGATATTATATGTGAGTTGAGAAACACAGATATGATTGAACTTAAATATTTAACAATCCAAATTAGAATGGCAGTTGAAATGTACAATAAAAGTGGTGCAGAAGGTCAAACTGCTCATAGTGAAAATGGAATTGCCAGAACCTATGAGAAAGGTGATATATCAGATTCACTTTTATCTAAGATTACTCCAGCAGTTAAAACCCCATTCTCAGAAGTTAGGATTGTTACAGTATGAGAACTTTAGGAATCAATAAAACAAAGTTATGGCTTGTTAGACAATCTGGTGTTACAGATAATTTTGATTCTGATGGATTTAAAACTGGAGAAAAGATAAAAGTTTATAGCACACCGACAATTGTTTATATAAATATTTACCCTTCAAACGGTAAGATTGTAGAACAGATATTTGGTAAAGATTATTCATGTGATATGATGGCAGTAAGCAACGAAGTACACTTGCTAAAAGATGATTTGTTATTCTTGTCATTACCAGTAAGTAATTATGATGAAACTTATGATTATAGATTGGACAAAATAAACAAGAGTATTAATACCACAAATTATGGATTAAGGATGCGAACTTAATGTTTAAGGATATACAAGTAAACATAGATATTAATAATATTGATGTTGGCATTAGAGAATGGAAAGAAGTTCACGCAAAGTTTCAACGAGGTTATGAACTTGGAATAGAGGAATTAGCAATTAGAGTTGAAGGTAAGATTCAAGAGTATTTAGATATGTATGGTCTTGGAGGTAGCGAATTATCAAGTACGGTTCACATATCAGAAGTTGAAGGTGGATTAAGAGTTGAAGTTGGCACAGACTATGCTATGTATGTTGAATATGGAACTGGTATCGTTGGTGAACAATCTCCACATCCCCATCCTTGGGCATATGATATAAACAATCATGGAGAACAAGGATGGCAGTATATTGGAAAAGATGGTAGACTTCATTGGACTATGGGTTCAGAAGCTAAACCTTTCATGTACAATTCATGGTTATGGGCAAAGCGAAGTGCATATAATATCATAATGAAGAACATAAGAAAACAATTCAAGTAGGAGGATACGGTATTGATAATTGATATAACAAATGAAGTTTTGACATACGTTCAAACTAATTACCCAACTATGAATTTATTATCTACCTATCCATCCACAACACCAGTTTTCCCATGCGTGGTAATGGAAGAAATGACTAATAACCAATTAAAGGAAACGGTTGATAGTGATGGTGAACATCATAGTGATGTGATGATTCAAGTTGATATTTTCACTCAAGGAGATAGAAAAATATCAGATGCCAAAGCAATCAGAAAACAGATAGATGATATAATGAGTGGTTATTATAAAATGGGTAGAACTTATTCTGGTATAACTCCAAACTTCTTGGATACAAATATATACCGATATACCTTGAGATATTCATTTATAGTAAGTGAAAATAAAGTTATATATAGGGGGTAAAATAAATGGCGGTTTCAACAGTTACTACCACACTAAATTATAAAGTTTTAGTTGGAGATAGTTATGCTAAGTTGTGCGATATAGTTAGTTATCCAGATTTGGGTTCAGCACCTTCCAAACTTGATACAACTGATTTAGCACAGACTAGTGTAAAAACTAATATTCTTGGACTGCAAGATGCACCAGATTTAACATTTGAGTGTAATTATGATGAAGCAACGTATAACACAATAAATGCTTTGAATAAATCTACTGTATATTTCATACAATTATTGTTTGGAACAGATGGTGCATTTACTTGGACTGGTCAAATAAGAGCATATGTAACTGGTGCTGGTGTTGACGAAGTTCGTAAAATGAGCATAGTCATTGGAACTTATACACCAATTGCATTCGCAGTAAACTAATAGGAGGTAAATTATGGCAATATTAAGTACAGCTAATACTACACTTAATTATTGTGCCACTCAAGGTGGAGTATATACGAAACTTGTTGATATAGTTTCTTATCCAGATATGGGTGCTTCTCCATCTAAGTTAGACACAACTGACCTAAGTGCTACGGTATCTAAGACTAATATTCTTGGACTGCAAGATGCACCAGATTTAACCTTTGAATGTAACTATGATGAAACAGCATATAATACTTTGAAAGGTCTTACTGGTACTTACTGGTTTAACCTATTCTTTGGAACTGCTGGAGCAGATGGTATATTCGAATGGCAAGGAAAAATAAACGTATTTAGTACTGGTGGTGGAGTAGACGAAGTTAGAAAAATGTCTGTAGTTGTATCTAATGCTACACCAATAACTTTCGAATATTCTGCTTAATAAAATAATGTGAAATTGTAGGAGGATGGAATGAATATTAATATTGATGGCAAAGATGTGGAATTAGGATTCTCATATAACTCATTCAAGTATATGCAAGATTTTGACCTAAGTGAATTGGTAGGAATGGAAGGTAAACCTTTCAAGATTATAACAATTACGGAAAGCCTATTAATAGGAGCAGTTAATTGTGACCCTAAAGTTAAGTTTCCAGAAGCCAAAGTTACAGAGTTCCTTGAGGAATATGTAGTTGAAAATTCTATAGCTGACTTGTTAGAGGAATTAATGAAACTGTTGGAGGATTCACATTTTTTCAAGTCACTTCAAAAGACGAACCAGAAAGCACCAATGAGTGTGCCGAAGAAGAAGAAATAATTGCCGACACTTTTGAAGATGAATTAGATAGTATACCCTTCTTGCAAAAGATAGAGGATGAAGTTTTACCTAATGCCTTAATGATAGGGGTTGATTATGATTTGTTTTGGACATTAAATCCTAAATCATTATCCCCATTCGTTAAGGCTTTTTCTTTGAAGCAGAAACATGAAGATGCTTTGGCATGGTCACAGGGTATATATATCAGACTGGCAATTTCAAGTTGTTTAAATAAAGCAAGTAAATATCCAGAAAAGCCAATGATGGCTGATAAGATTAAAGTTGAACCAGAAAAGCCTATGAGTATGGAAGAAATAAAAAGAAGGTTTATGGCTCATGCTAATGATATAAATATAAAATTTAGAAAGGAGGTAACTAATGGCTAAAGATACTATGGGTCTTGGCATACTGATTAGTGGTAATGCAAAAGGTGGAATAAAAGCTATTGATGATACAACTAGTTCTTTTAAAAGACTGGGAACTGCTACTAAGGGTACTGCCGATAGTATGTCTAAATTTTATGATAAAACCAGAAATACAAATAACGCATTAAACAATATAGCAAAAGATGCAAACCGTTCTGCTGAAGGACTTTCAAAAATGGGAAAGGCTATGAACCAGATGGCTGGTGCTACTGGAGTTTATATGCTTGCAAATGCACTTTCAAAAGCAATACAATCCTCTATGGATATGATAGAAACAGTCAATCTGTTTAGTGTATCAATGGGAGATATGGCAGTTGAAGGTCAGCAATTTGTAGTTGCTATGAGTGATGCCTTTGGATTTGACCAGACTAACATACAGAATGCAGTAGGTAACTTTAATCTGTTGGCTAGGTCAATGGGATTCTCAACAGAACAGGCACAAACTTTATCTACTAATACCTATAAACTAGGTAAGGATTTGGCTTCATTAACCAATGTACCTATAAATCAAGTTATGCAAGATTTACGTTCTGGTTTGATAGGTCAGACTGAAACTGTATATAAATATGGTATGGACTTAACAGAAGCAAGTTTGGGAGCAGAAGCAGTTGCACAAGGTATAACTAAGTCAGTAAGGTCAATGTCACAGGGAGAGAAGATGGCATTAAGGTATTCCTTGATGTTGAAACAAAGTACTTTGGCTCAAGGTGACTTTGCACGAACTATTCAATCTCCAGCTAATCAGTTGAAGGTTCTTAGTGAAAGATTTGTTACACTTGGTAGGTCAGTTGGTTCAATGTTCATTCCACTACTTACTTCTATCTTACCATATCTGAATGCGTTTGTCAAGACTCTTACTGGAATATTTAATACGATAGCAACATTCTTCGGTTATGTTCCACCAACAGTAAGTGATATGTCTGGAACATTTAGTGGAGTAGAAGATGGTGCTGATGCAGCAACTGATGCAGTAGATGGTACAACTACGGCAATAAAAGAAATGAAAACTGCTACACTTGGTATAGATGAACTTAATCTCATTCCAGATACTTCGGCTAGTGATAGTGCAAAAAAAGCTGGCTCTGGTGTAGGTGGAGCATCTATATTACCTAATTTTGAAATGCCATCATATGACGATTTAATGAGTTCAGTTAAAAACACTAGTGATGAAATAGCTAAGAGCATGAAAACTGTTTGGGATAATTTTGTTAAGTTATCACAACCGTTGATATTCGCAAATTGGGAGTCACTTAAATATAGTGTTGAGCAACTTGGTAAAGCATTAGGTAATCTAGGTAAAGTATCCCTTGCTGGATTATCATGGTTCTATAAAGAAGTATTAGTTCCAATAGGTGTTTGGTTAATTGAAAAAGGATTGCCAGCATTCGTAAATGTACTCGCTCAATCATTCCAAACTTTAGCAGATGTATTTACTGCACTTGCACCAGAAGGTCAGAAGTTTACTGAGAACATAATAAAACCTTTAGGAGAACTGGCTGGAACATTCATAATAGATACTCTTAACGGAATAACTGGAGCATTAAAAGGTATAAGTGATTGGGCAAAGAATAATAAAACTGATGTAAAAGCTTGTGCTGATATTATTGCTGGATTCTTCACAGTATGGCAAGTTGGTAAGATGGTTGAATTTGTAACCAATGCTGGTGGAGTAGTAGACGCATTGTTGAAGTTTAAAAACGGTTTCATGGAACTAACAATAATAGAAACTATAGCAACTACCATGACAACCATATTTACTGGTGCTTGTTGGTTGCTGGAAACTGCTATAGCAGTATTAACTTCTCCAATAACTTTGACTATATTAGCAATAGCAGGAGTAATCGCAATAGGATATTTGCTTATAAAGAACTGGGATTTAGTTATCCAGACTGCTCAAAATCTAGCAATGGGAACTGCTAATGCATTCCGTAATCTTGGAGATTGGATGCAGAAAAATGTTGGTGATAAATTAACCAAGATGTTTAATGACACTTGGAATAATATATACAACAATATAAGATGGGCAATTAATGGTATAATAGGTTTAATGAATGGTATGATAGATGGTATGGGAGGTTTGATTGAAGGTATATTAGTTGGTATCAATAAAATGATATTAGCTTTCAGTTTAGCAAAATCGGCTCTAGGTATTGCTGGATGGGTATATCCAATATCATTCTCAACATCAATGCCCCATATACCATATCTCGCAAAGGGTGGACAGTTAGATGCTGGACAACAATTTGTAGCAGGGGAATCTGGAGCAGAGATGATTGGTAGTTACAAAGGTAAGACAACCGTTATGCCATTGGAGAATACAGACTTTGTACAAGCTATGCATGATGCAGTTCTTAGTGCAATGACTAAGAGTGGGGCAGAGAATAACCAAGTTATAGAGAATGTAGTAAATCTTGATGGTCAAGTTATATACGCAAATCAGCAGAAGGTTTCAACTCAACGAGGTAAGAACTTTGGAATGGGGGTATTCGCAAGATGATAAGTAATGGTTTTATTAAAGTGAACGGTGTGGTACTCCCATACCCTTCCTATGGTGTTAATATTCAAAGACAACAGTTTGTAGATAGTGCAAGAAATGCTTATGGTCAAGTCATAGCACAGAAGGTTAATCGAAGAATAGTTAAGATAGATGGACTAGAATGGAGTCATTTAACTTCAGCACAATGGCATACTATACTAGTTGAGATAGAGAAGTTTACTGGTACACTTGAGTTTTGGGATTCCTTATCAATGAGTTATATTACACGAACTGTTTATTGGGGTGATGCTAGTGAAGAAATATATAGGATTGACCCATCAACTGGTGAAGTAACTGAATATATAAATTGTAAATGCAACTTAATTGATATGGGATATTAAGGAAGGAGGTAGCTATGTATATTGTTTCAGATGAATATAAAGAACAAATAAGGCAACCTCTTAGAAATTCATCAAGTGTTAAGGTGTTGTTGGATATAGAAAATGCAGATGCAGATGATGATTCAACTATAACAGAGTCAGCACCAGCAAGTCCTATATCAAATGCTTCAGTATTAAATGATGATTATTTTGTAAATGATAGAATTGGTACTATGGAGATAAATAGGTTCATACTTGATGGTGAGTCTAATTTTGGAAAATATGCTGACCAAGAAATATATCAAGGATATATAAGTCAGATTCCAAGTAGTTCATCAAATGTATGGGCAAGTAATCCATATATAACTATAGATTTTTCATATGAACAGATACTAGATGGACTATCGTTTGTATTCGATAACCTATTATATGGTTATCCTACAGATATGAGAATAGAAGTATTCAATGGAGTAACATCAGTATTAGATACTCATGTATATCCAGATAGTTATGAGTGGACATATAACTCTCCTATACCAGCTTGTACTAAGATTATTTTAACTGCACAGGCAACTAGTCTTCGATACTGGAGATTCAGAATAGAAGATATAATATTTGGAATAGTCAAACAATTAGATTCTAGTGTAATAACAACTTGCAATTGGAAACAAGAAGTTGATTTAGTTGATGCTAAACTTCCAACATATGATTTTGATTTTTCATTCTTAGATATTGCTGGTGAATTTAATCCAGATGATGATACTAGTTTGTATCAGTATTTAGGTAGAAGACAAAGGGTTAGATTCTATTTCGGATATGAATTAAATGATGCTACTATAGAATGGGTAAAAGGTAGTGAGTATTTTACAACTGGTGAGGTATCAGTTGATGCTCAGTCCAATATACCAATAGTTTCCATAAAGAGTTCTTCACGATTATATTTCTTAACAGAAGAATATACAGAAGGTAAGTATCTTAATGTATCATGGTCATTAGGTGGATTACTAGAAGACTTAACTACTTTCATGGGTATAAATCCATTGTATAATGATATACTGCATCAGTATTCATATGTAATATCTGACTATACTTATTTTAATGTACAGACAAAACTTCCATTACCCAAACTTCCAATAAATCAGTGCTTACAATTATTGGCTAATGCTAGTATGTGCGTATTGGAAATTGATAGAGATGGTAAAATAGTAATGTTCCCTAGGAAATTAGGAGCAGAAGATTTCGCATTGACTTTTACAGATATGTATAAAGCACCATTGATTAAGAAATATCCTCAACTTCAAGGTGTTGATACTGCAATAAATTTAATATCAAAAGAGAGTTCGCTTAGTACAATATTGACAACTGATGTTACTGGAGCAGTAGCAAGATTTTATGAGTTTTCATATGATGGATATACGGATGTTATTGTAACTTTGACTGGTTTATCCTATGTTGGAACTCCAGAAATATATGATGGTCTTATGAGATGTTATGTAACTGGAACTGGAAGTATCAAAATAGAAGGTAAACAATTAATAACAACTGAACAATTAGTATCATACGAATATCAATTAAGAGGTGAAAGATGTCCTTCTAAAAATGAATTGATATACACTCTAGAACACGCATTAGATTATGCTGAATGGATTTCTGAATATGCATCATGTACCAATCAATATGAAATTGAAAATAGAGGATTTCCAGAATTAGATATGGATAATATAACTTTTGATACAGTTCTTAATACCAATTTATATGGTACTGTATTCTATAATGAAGTAACATATGATGGAACTCTTAAAGGTAAGACTAAAATATTGATGGCTAAAAATTTATTTACAACAATTGTAAATGTTTCTGGTACTTTCGCTTCTGGACAGGAATTAATCCTTCCAATAGGTTATAGTAAGTAGAGGTGATAATTTATGGCATGGGTAGAACCTATAAAAGACAGAACGAAAGCTGATGTCGATTATATAAAATCAATAGTATCAAGGATAAAAGATATAGGGTATAGTGGACTAACAGTTGGAGAAAAAGCTGATTGGGAATCTGCTACCCTCAAGGGTGCATTTAATATGGTAGACTTACAGAGAATTGAAGATGATATAACTTATCTTGCAACTAAACTTTCAAGTTATGGATTTACAGTTCCAATAACTGCTGGAATAACTTGGACTAGGAATTCAATTCCATATATGGATGACCTTGATAGAATAAAGAATAATATAATTTCTATTGTAAATGGATTTTATAATGATGCAAATAATCCAATATTACCTATTACTGGTGTAAGAACTATGGATTATATCATAGCAAATAACATTGAACAAGTGTTATATAATACAAAATTACTATTGGATAGTATGGTTTTGAGTATGAAACCTTGTGGAACATTCAATTGTGGAGCAACTATATTTTTATAAATGGAGGTAATTAAATGGCTTATACTAAAACGGTTTGGGTTGATAGAGTAGTACAGTACCCAACAAAATATACTACAACTGGTTCTGTTCCAGGGGATATTGTACTAACTGCAAATACAGGAACTATAACACAGGCTGGTACACCAGTAAATGCAACTAATTTGAATAAGATTGAACGGGCAATATTTGATATGGATGCCAAAGTGAATTATACAGAAGAATGGACTACACCAGCACTATCAAATAGTTGGGTGCCATATGATACTATAAATGGCTCATATGCTTATAAGAAAGATAGTGATGGAGTAGTTTGGTGTAGAGGCGCTATTAAAAGTGGTACTCTTGGTGCTGTTATTTGTACACTTCCTGCTGGATATAGACCAACTAAAGCACAAAACTTTTCTGGATGTTCTGGTGATTATAATGGTGCTAGAATAAAAGTTGGAACAGATGGTACAGTAGAAGTTAATGGTGGAAGTAATACACTTATCACAACTTGTTTCTCGTTTCGAACAGACTAATGGAGGATTGTAAATAATGATTAATGAAATTTTGTATATAGACCCATCCCATCAGCATGAAAATCAAGGTGTTGCTGGATATGGAACAGAAGCAGATAATGCGTTCGTAATTGCTAAAAGAGTTTATGAAATACTCCAAGGTTCTGGTTTGTATAAAGCAGTTCATCTTGGTGGATTTGGATTAACACTTGCTCAAGCCATTGCAGAAGCTAATAGTTTGGGTGCTACACTAATTCTGGATATTCATTCAGATGCTGGTGGTAGTAGAGGATGTACTGGATTATACAAATCTGCAAAAGGAAAAGAGTTTATACAATGTGTTTATAATAAAGTGTCGGCTCTTACACCATCTTCTGATAGAGGTGTATCACAGAGAACTGATTTAGGTATTCTTAACCAGACCAAAGGTGTTGCTGGATTGATAGAGATGTTTTTCCATGATTCACCAGAAGATGTTGCGTTTTTCGAATCACACAAAGAAGATTTCGCAGTTGCAATAGCACAGGGTATATGTGATTATTTCAAAGTAGCATTACCTTCTGGTGGAGTAACTCCAGTACCAGCACCGATAGTTAAGCCAGTTTCTGGTGGGAATGAGTTTGTAAAAGCATTGCAGAATGAATGTAATGCACAGGGTTTTAAAGATGTAAACAGAAGTCCATTAGGTGTTGATGGAATTGCTGGTAATCACACACTTGAAGCACTTGGAAAAGTTATACTAAAAGAAGGAAGTGCTGGAAACTTTGTTAAAATATTACAAGGTAAGATTGGTGTAACAGCCGATGGTAAGTTTGGAGTAATAACAAAAACAAAAGTAATTGAATTTCAGAAGTCAGCAAGACTATCTCCAGATGGTATCGTTGGGTATAACACTTGGTATGCACTTACCAGATAGGAGATGGTATTATGAAACTTGCTATAATGGGTAATAGTATTATATCGGTAGATGCTATGGTAAAATATTTACTATCCAAAAATAGTAATCCGAAAATTGACATTTCAGTAAAGGAATTCTGTCAATTGTATATAGATTTAGGTTTATTAGAAGGGGTAAGGGGAGATATTGCCTTTGCCCAATCTTGTGAAGAAACTGGACATTTCAAATTTGGTGGAATGGTAACTCCAGATATGCACAATTATGGTGGACTTGGTGCTACAGATGGTTCTCCTAAAGGTACTGGTGGAAGGTTTCCAGATGCTAGGACTGGTATTCTCGCTCAAATACAGCATCTCAAAGCATATGCTAGTACAGAAGACTTGAACAAATATGATATAATGGTTGACCAAAGATTCAATCTTGTAACTAGAGGTATAGCACCATATGTGGAAGACCTTGTTGGAAGATGGGCAACTAATCCATCATATGCTAAAAATATATATGATATTTATAATGAACTAGCTAAGACAAAAGTTGAACCAGTAATAGAACCAGTTAAACCAATAATTAAACCAATAGAACCAATTAAACCAGTAGTAATAACAACACCATATAAAAAGATAGTCAGTAATGTTAGGAAGTATTTCAAAAATATATTCATAGGTTAGGAGGTTGGTAGAATGGAAGTTGGAAATATTGTGGAACACATCTTATCTAAGGATTGGCTTTTGATTATTGAAGTTAATGATTCAAAAATAATGTGTAGAAAGAAAGATTTACAGTTAATTGAGTTGTTCAAATTCGAAGTCAAACTAAGATAGGAGAATTAAAATGCAAGAATGGTTTCAGAAATATTGGGTAGAAGTTGCCCTTGGATTAACTACTACTGTCACAGCATATGTTATGAGAAGGATAAACAAAAAAGTAAATGAACAAGAAGCATTAAAACTTGGTGTTCAAGCATTACTAAGAGATAGGATAATTCAGTCCTATAATCATCATTCAGAAAAAGGTTATTGTCAGATTTATGCAAGAGAGAACCTTGATGAACTGGCAAAACAATATTATAATTTAGGTGGCAATGGGGTTGTTCATAAACTAATGGACTTGACATTTTCATTACCCACAGCACCACAAGATATAGATACTAAATCTTAGGAGGGTATTATGGAAAAACATATATTTAATTATGTAAGAGATACAATAGATTTAAGAGATTATAAATTTTCAAAAGCAGTTGGACAAAAAGTAGAAGTACCTTCCAGTATAGACTTATCTCCTAAGATGCCTAAGATTTTTAATCAGTTGACATTAGGTAGTTGTTCATCGAACTCTACTGCAAGAGGATTAATGTTTGCTAGGAACGATACTGAAAGTGTACTTTCAAGACTGTTTCAGTACTACAAGACAAGAGAACTTGAAGGAACTATTCCAGAAGATAGTGGAGCGAGTAACAGAAATGCTATAAAGTCAACTAATAAGTTTGGAATATGTAAAGAAGAATTAATGCCATATGAAATATCTAAGTTTACAGAAGCACCTACAGAAGAAGCAGTATTAGAAGCTATGAACCACAAGTCCCATTCTTACTACTCATGTGATTCATTGGATGATGTATTCCAAGCACTAGCACAGGGTTATCCTGTTGTTATTGGAATGGAAGTATTTGAATCATTTGAAACCAAAACTGTAGCAAGAACTGGAAAAATGGTAATGCCTAGTATGACTGAAACTATATTGGGTGGTCATAGTGTATTGATAGAAGGTAAATTTGACAACATGAAAGTTAGCAAGTTGACATTCTTCAGAAAAATAGCAAACTTCCTGTTTGGAACTAAGATGCACGTCAACAAAGGGTATTTAAAAGTAGCCAATAGTTGGGGTGAAGAATGGGGAGATAAGGGATATTTTTATATGCCATACGAATATTTTGAAAAATATGTGTTCGATTGTTGGTGTATAGTATAAAACAGGAGGATTAAGGATGCCAGTAATGGATGATGTAAAAGAATTGGTAGATAGTGTAAAATCTATTGGGGAGAATGGTGCAACGATTGCCCAGAATGTAACCCAGAATATGAACACTACTTCCCAAATAACAGGAGACGCCACCTTGGAAGAAGGGTGTACTTATATAGCAACACCTTATATGTCGCATACCGTTAAATTGGTATGGACTATAACTATATTTTCGATGTTATTGTTTATAGTAACCATTGCATCGGATGTAATATTTCATGTAAATGTAAGTTATGTATTGACATATGACATAGGTGTATGGGTTCCAATGTTGATAACATATTGTACCAAGTCTTATCTTGAGAAGAAACATAATATCATCGGAGCAGAAACACTTGTAAATCCAATCGTTAGTCCTGTTGAGGAGGTTAAATAATGAATTTGAACAGTTTTATAATATTTATTCAGACTAATCCAATATTTATGATTTTATTTGGTGGTGTGGTAGTAGTCGGTGGACTTGCCATAGTACTGAAATTGTTTGGTTTGAAGTATATAAATATAACCAAAAGTATAGTTTTATTTGCCAAGAATAACTTGGAACAGTTAGGTATGAGTAACGAAAAGATAAAACTCATATTGGATATAATGTTGCAGGCAATTACAACTGCTATCGTAATAGATTCCAACCAGACAACTGATGAAAAAGTTGAAAATGCAATGACCTTTGTGTCCAATATATGTGGTGAACTTGGTCTGACATTTACTGATTTTGAAAAGACAATCATAAGAGATGTGTTTATATTGGTATTTATATTCATTAACACATTGAAGATTTCTCCGACAAAGGTGAGTTACAACAAACTCGCAAAAGCAAATTTAAAATTGAATCAGAAATAAAACTTAGCGACCAGAAATGGTTGCTTTTTTTCGCTTACTTTCAAAAACTGAAGCCTTGCTTTCAAAAAGGCAGAGGGGTCACTTTCAAAAAACGCAAACCTCTTGCTTTCAAAATGTAAGACCTTCCAACATTCCTAGAAAAATTAACAGAATGTTAATATGTAAATATATGTATAATCAGAATAGTCTGAATATTCCTAATTACACAGAATATTCTGTCTGTAATTGCGTAATCTCCATCTGTAACCCAGCAAACCGTTGATATGACTAAGTTCTTTCTTCATAAATTACAGATTACACCTTTTTTCTAAATAAAAAGTAATATTAGTAATAGTATAAAGTATATATAAGGAGTATAGGAAATCAGCGTAATTTTGTAATTTACATGACTTAGACCAGTAATAGCCTTATTCTTTGAGTAATTAAATCTGTAATGTTCTGTAACCTAAAGTAATTGTTGACATTGTTTGGAATGTATGATATAATGTCTGTAGAGAGAAAAATTATAAAAGGAGGAAGTTATTATGAAGTTGACAAAAGAACAGGCTGAATTAGTTACCAAACATCATTCTCTTATATACTGGTATATCAATATGTATCATTTGGAAGTTAGTGAGTGGTATGACCTATTGGCAATAGAGTTGTGCTATACTGCTATGAACTATGATGCTGAGAAGGGTGCGTTTTCATCTTATTTTAAAAAGAGAGCCAATTGGAAACGAGCCAAAGAATATAGAAAGTCCCAGACTCAGAAAAGAAGTTTTCAAGGAGTTACCTATATAGAAGGGTTTCACAATACCAACTATCAATCAGATGTACACGATATATTGGAACTGCAAGATTGGATTGAGGATGACGCAACGGACGTACTACTATATAAGAGTAGAGGGTTCAACCAAAGTGAGATAGGAGATATACTTGGAGTGAGCCAGACTCATGTATCCAAAACACTTAAAAAATTAAAGGAGGAATATACTATTGACAGATAAGAAGATGTCTGATATAATGAGTAATATAGTAGTGGTAGTAGATTCCAGAGAGAAACAGAATGACCATATCCTTTCATATCTCAAGGATAATGATATTCCCTATATCGTAGAAAAACTTCATTCTGCGGACTACTCATTTATATTGCCCGACTATCCAGAACTTAACATGGACAGAAAGATACTTGTGGAAAAGAAGAACTCATTGGATGAAATATCACAGAACTTCACAAGTGGTCGAGAACGGTTCGCCAGAGAATTTGAAAGACTTACCGATGAAAAGATACACTTGGTAGTCGAGGATGCCACATGGAAGAAGTTGACAAAAGGTTCGTATAGAAGCAAACTACCTCCAAAATCATTCACTGCTTCTATGCTTACTTGGAGTATAAGGTATCGGTGTCCAGTATGGTTTGTTGGAAGGGATGAAAGTCCAGAGTTGATACACAAGTTGTTACACTATGAATTATTAGAATTTTTGAAAGGGATGAAATAAAATGAGTTTATGGCAATCAATTCTTCATAAAAAAGACCACAGAAAATTATATATTGGATGTAGGTGTGACCATTGTATTGCTGGTAAACTTCATAGACAAAATAAAAAAAGAGTATTGACAAGGATAGATAAGGATGATATACTTAGTGTAACAAGTCGATACGATTTAAAAGAACCAACTAAACTTGGAATATTTTAAAATAGTTATTGACAGATTAAACTATATGTGTTATAATAAGATATAAAGAAAGTTTGAAGGAGGAATACTTATGGAAGAAATTAATGCATTAGAAACCGTAGCAAATTCAGTAGCAGTAAGACCAGATGCAACATCCACAGTAATGACTACCGAGAAGTTGATGGATATGAGCATGATGTTGGCCAAGTCCACAATAGTTCCTGTGATGTACCAGAATAGACCAGAGAACTGCTTCGTAGCACTTGATATGGCTTCAAGGATGGGTTTGTCACCAATGGTGGTTATGCAGAACCTATTCGTTATTCAAGGTAAACCATCATGGTCTGGACAGGCAATAGCTTCAATGATTAGAGCCAATCCAAACTATCGTGATGTAGAACTTCATTTTGTAGGACAGGAAGGTACTGATCAGAGAGGTGCATTTGTAACTGCTCATAGAATATCAACTGGTAAGACCATTGTAGGCTCAACTGTCACAATCGGCATAGCTAAGAAAGAAGGATGGTATCAGAAAGCAGGAAGTAAATGGCAGTCAATTCCAGAGGTAATGTTATCATACAGAGCATATGCTTGGTTCGGTAGGGTTCACTGTCCAGAGTTAATGATGGGTATGCAGACAATCGAAGAAGTACAAGATGTAATAATTGAAGATGCCAAAGCCAAAGTACTCAATCCATATGAAGGTGGTGTATCCAAATAATGGCAACTTTTATATTAGCATTATATATGTTATTCGTATTCATGACAGTTGCAGTAATGATATTAAAGGATGAAAAAACATCAACAGGATTAAAAGTATCATCCTTAATATTTGTAGTATTTCCAGTACTCTATCTGATATTGACTATAATATTCAGTAGAGTAGTATTTATATGAATTTAACAAATGCCAACTACTTTGAGGATACACACTATATGTCTGTGTCCTCATATAAACTCTTTAAGCATTGTGAGAACAAAGGTCTTAAAGGCTTTGGTACTCCATCTAAAGATATGTTGGTTGGTTCATACGTTGATGCATATGTTGAAGGTACACTTTCAGAATTCTGTGCAGAGCATCCAGAAATCATATCCTCTCAAGGTAAGACAAAAGGTGAATTGAAAGCTGAGTTCAAAAAGGCAGTAGAGGTTTGCGACTTCATAGACCATGACAAAGTATTACAACAGTTCCTATCTGGAGAGAAGCAAGTCATAATGACTGGTGAGATTACGGATGTTCCATTTAAAATCAAAATGGATAGTTATTCTCCAAAGATTGCTATTAATGACTTAAAGGTAATGTATACCATCACAGATAGTAGAGGAAATTATATAGACTTTATATCTAAATGGGGTTACGATTTACAGCTTGCGTGTTATCAAGAGATAGTTTTCCAGAACACAGGAGATAGACTTCCAGTATATATTTGTGCAGTTACAAAAGAAAATCCAATCAATAGTGCAGTAATAAACATACCACAGGTAGTATTAGATAGGGCATTATACTCCGTACAAGCCGATTTAAGCCATTATTATGATGTTAGGCGAGGTATAGTACTACCTAAAGGATGTGGTTTATGTGCAGAATGTATAAGCAAACGAGAGAAGACTCCAATAATAAGCATGATTGATATTATGGAAGGAGGATATTAAATGGATGAATTATTTTTAGTTGGAAGATTTGATATGGATGGTAGATTTTTAAGTTATGTGGCAACTGGCAGAGGTGGTGGGGTGGCTTGTTTTACAGAATTATCCAGTGCTAAACGATGTATGGCACAGATGAAATGTAGAAGTTATACCTATGCTATATTGAGTACAAGTGATGCCACAATTTGGGAGGGTTAAAATGAGTGATAAAGTAGAAGTAAATTGGGAAAAAATGGTTGACATTTCATGTGGTCTTTCATGCAAAGAATGTGAAGACAGATGTGAGGAAGACAAGTCGATATTTGGCTTTGATGAAAAATTAAAATAATGTTTGACATCCACACTTCGGTGTGGTATACTTGATTCATAAGGTTGAAGAAGGAGGTATTGGATGATAGATTATAAACAGGAATTTAAAAAGATAGTTAGAAACAATATCAAAAGAGAAGGTATTAATGAGTTGATGACATCACTTGAAAAGTCTGACTTTTATACTGCCCCAGCATCTACAAGATACCATGATTCAGAAGAAGGTGGATTGGTAAAACATTCGGTAGAAGTGTTTGATTGGTTGATGAAAGATTATGGAGATAAGTATGACCATGAAACAATAGCATTGGTTAGTCTGTTCCATGACATATGTAAAATTGGTTATTATAAGGTTGAAATGCGTAATGCCAAAGATGATAAGGGTAAATGGGTACAAGTTCCATATTATACAGTTGACGATAAATTACCAATTAATCATGCTTGTAAAAGTGTAATAATGTTACAACAAGTTATAAAATTAAACAATGATGAAATATTAGCAATTGCATCCCATATGGGATTATCTGAACCGAAGGAAAATTATAGTACTATATCTAAAGCATTTACAGAATGTCATTTAGCATTGCACTTGCATCTATCGGATATGAAATCCACATATATAGGTGGTGTTTAAAGTTAAAAAACGAAGAAGTAATATAAATATAAAACTTTAAGGAGGAATAATAATGAATATTGAAAAGAAGATTGCAAAACTCGATAAGGTTAATATGAAGGTACTGGATGTTTTCGACAAATCACTTGACCTCATGGAAGCCAATAACAGGGTTATGCTGGCACATCAAGGAGTATTAGAAGCAGAGATAGAAGCAAGTAAAAGACTTGTATCTGAAATTGAAGTTAAGGTTTCAAGAACTGAACTAGTTATACAAAATTTCAAAACTCTTTTAGGAAGATAGTTGACAGACAGTAATCAGTATGGTATAATGTATATATGAGGTTGAGGTTGAGGGAAGTACATTCTCTCTCCTACAATAAATATGATGGAGGATGATGGTTATGGGATTTAAAGTTGGAGATAAGGTAAGGGTTAAGTCAAATCTTATAGTGGGTAAATCATACGCAGGAATCGGTGGGATCGAAGATACGTTTGTAGCACCAATGGATGATGTTAGTGGAAAAGTGGTAACTATTACCGATAAAAGAAGTGGATTGTATTTTATAGACGAGAGTAGAGGTTGGGCTTTCACAGATGAAATGTTTGAGCCAGTTCAAGAAGTTGTTCCAGAACCAATCCCAACACCTATTTCAAAAGCTGAAAAGACTAAGATTGAGTTCATAGCCACATCAATTACACACTTTATTGTTATAGGTGATGTTACAATCTGTATTCCACTTGATTGTCCAGTAGGAGTTGCAGTAAAACATCCAAATGATGAACCAGATGCAGAATTTGGTATGGCTCTTGCTCAGTTCAGAATGTTCAATGATGCAGAAGCAAATGATTTACTTTAAAAATAATAGTTGACAAGTAGTTGTATATGTGTTATAATAAGTGTATAGCAAATAAATAAAAATTAAAGGAGAAATGATAATATGAGTAATTTATGGGAAAGATTTGATGGTATAGTAACTGCAACAGAGGTGGATGAAGTAGTAAAGAGTTTTGCACCATTGGTGGCTGGTGAATACGAAGGCAACCTTGAAGAACTAGTAGCTGGTGAAAGTAAGTCTGGTCTTCCAATGCTTAAAGGTAAGTTTAGACTTGCTTCTAACAGAGTTGTATTTTACAATCAAGTATTGCAGAACGCAAACAATCCAGCATTTACTGCTATGAATGTTGCAAAGGCAGTCAATGATGTTGGTTTCATTCTGGGAGAAGAAATTGAGTTTACTACTCTCGGCGAGTTCGCTGGTATAGTAATGGGAATGACAGGAATGGATGGAAAAGTATTACCAGAATTTGCTGATAAGGTGCTTAGACTCAAGATTTCATACGGTAAGAATGACCTTGAGATGAAGTTTCCAATAGTATCAGTAGAAGGTGAAGCATTAGTATCAGTAGATGATGGTGATGTTCCTTTCTAAGCAGAAGACAAGGAGGTGCGAGTCCTCCAATACATATGATAAATCGTAGTCTAATGGTAAGACAACACACTTTGACTGTGTTAATTAGAAGTTCGAATCTTCTCGATTTAACCAATAGACCCACAAGGCTAATTAAGTGGATTCCATTCGTACGATGGGGAGTTGCTTAAAATCCTCAAATGGTGCTGACCTTAAAAGTGCTAAGTACACGCACAACTCCGTAGGGTCTGGTCAGCTACGGAATACATGGGAGGTTAAATAGTAGTAATTGCGTGGACTCCAAACCCATGCACAGATGTTCGATTCGTCTATCTCCCGCCAAAACAAAAGGTTGACCACACACCTAAAGTGTGGTATAATACATTTAAGAGGTGAGTGAGTATGGATGAAATATGGAAACCAATTAAAGATTACGAATGTCTTTATGAGGTGAGTAATTGGGGTAGAGTTAAAAGTTTAGAAAAAATTAGGGATACTCCCAACGGTGGAGTTAGAGTATATCCAACTAAAATATTAAAACAACTTATAGTAACTGGTGGATATACTAGAGTTAAATTATGTAAAGATGGGAATGTAATTGGTCATTTAACTCATAGATTGGTGGGTGAAACACATATAAATAATGATTTTAATAAATTATATATAAACCACAAAGATGGCAATAAAACAAATAACAATGTAGATAATTTGGAATGGTGTACTGCAAAAGAAAATGTAATACACGCTTTTGCAACAGGGTTAAATCCAATACAACGAATCGTATATCAATTTAATTTAAAATATGAACACATAGGAACATTTAAATCTACAAGAGATGCCGAACGAATAACTGGTATAAATCATAGTGGAATTAGTTATTGTGCGTTAGGAAATTACAAACAGTATAAGGGATTTATATGGAGGTATGAATTATGATTTTCTATGATTTTGAATGTTTTAAAGAGGACTGGATTATTTGCTGGCTAGATGCAGAAACAAGAAAGATGCACCATATTGTAAATGACAAAGAGAAATTTGAGAAGTTCTATGAATATTATAAACATAGAATATGGGTAGGGTATAATAGTAGAAATTACGACCAGTGGATTGCAAAGGCAATATTATGTGACTTCAATCCTTATGATATGTCTGATTGGCTCATTAATAAGGGACAAAAGGGATTCATGTTTTCAAAACTACTTAATAAATTTCCAATATTAAACTACGATTGTTCAGTTGGATTCAGAGGATTAAAAGAACTTGAAGCATTTATGGGACACGATATCCAAGAAACTTCAGTACCATTTGACATTGATAGAAAATTAACAAATGCTGAAATTAACTTGACATTGAAATATTGCAAGCATGATGTTATGGAAACATTTGCAGTATTCATAGAAACCAAACAGGAGTTCGAAAGCCATACTGGATTGATAAAGGAATTTGGTATGCCGATAACAGAGATTAACAAAACCAAAGCACAACTGTCTGCCATGATTCTGGGAGCGAGCAAAAGACCACACAATGATGAATTTGACATTTCATTTCCAGATACTATGGACTTAGGAAAGCATAACTGGATAGCAGATTGGTATATGGAATGGGCAACAAATGAAAAGGATTATGAAACCATGAAACTCCAGACTGATATTAATGGTGTACCACATACTTTTGGAATAGGTGGATTGCATGGTAGCCGAGATAAGTATTTTGGAGAGGGAATATATATCATGGCTGATGTAGGTTCGTACTATCCAGCTTTAATGATAGAGTATAATTTCCTATCCAGAAATGTATCTAATCCAGCTAAGTACAAAATCATGAGGGATGAAAGGCTCGTTATGAAAGCCAATAAAGACCCTAGAGAAGCACCTAGAAAGATTGTACTTAATGGTTCATTCGGTGCATCTAAAGACCAGTACAATGCCCTATATGACCCTCTACAGGCTAATAACACTTGTATTGCTGGTCAGTTACTCCTAATTGATTTGCTTGAAAAACTTGAAGGGAAATGTGAATTGATACAGAGTAATACGGATGGTATTCTAGTTAAGGTGTATAATTTAGCAGAGAAGGATGAAGTTATTGCTATGTGTGAAGCATGGGGAGCAAGAACTAGAATGACTATGGAATACGATATGTATTCTAAGGTTATCCAGAAGGATGTAAACAACTATATCATAATTCCAGAAGGTGAATTGTATGATAGCAAAGGCAAGCCAAAATGGAAGTGTAAAGGAGCATGGGTAAAGAAGTTGAGCCTATTGGACAATGACCTTCCTATCGTAAACAAGGCAGTCAAGGACTACTTTATTTTTGGAATACCAGTGGAGCAGACTATTGGACAGGCTAATATGTTAATAGACTTCCAGAAGGTTACAAAAATATCCAGTAAGTATTCTCATGGACACCATAATGGAAAGGTAATAACTGGAAAAGTACACAGATGTTTTGCAAGTGCAGATTCAAAAGATGGTACACTTTACAAGTATCACAAAGGAAAAGAAGCATTGGAAAAGACTTCCAGTACACCAGTAAACTGTTTTTTGGATGATGGGAATATTGAAGGTAAGAGAGTGCCAGCTAAACTTGACAAAAACTGGTATATAGATTTAGCCAATCAGAGAATAAAAGATTTTGTTGACAGATAGTGAAAAGCATGATATACTAGGTTTATGTTAGAGGAAGGGGATTGAGCCTATGCAACTTTTTAAGGGGTATATAGCAAGTAATGGTAAAATTCCCTTGTCGAGTGTTAAGACAGGGGATATACTTCCAGAGCCACCAGCAACAGGAGATTTTGTAGGGGTTCTGAAAGACAATATAATTCAACTTGATTTTGATGATGAAGAAAGTTCCAAGATAGCTTTAGAGATAGTCAACGAGTACAAACTTAGATGTGACATACTCAAGACCACAAGAGGTATTCATTTATACTTCATAGAGGATGGCACAGTAAAAAGTCAATCCGTTGGAGTATTCAATGCTATTGGACTTCATTGTGATATTGGATTAGGATTCAAGAACAGAGTGATACCACTCAAAGTGACCAAGGATAAGAATGTAATCAGAATTGTGAATGGGGAAGAAGTTCAATCGACTACCAAAGAAACCACATTAAGAGAGTGGGTTCAGACATATGATGAATTGGATAAACTACCAGCATTTTTCAGACCGATAGGAAAAGTAGACCATAACCTAAAAGGATGTAATACTAGAAACCAAAGCCTATTCAGTTATATACTTGTACTTCAAACTCACAATTTCAATAAGGATGAAACCAGAAGGACTATCAAAATCATAAACAAGTATGTAGTGGAGTCAGCTTTGGATGATAGCGAGATTGATACCATAACAAGGGATGAAGCTTTCTCAGAAGAATTGTTCTACAATGAGAGAGGTAGTTTCCTCCATGACCGTTTCGGTAACTATATGCTCACAAACTGCAACATCATAATGATTGACGGACAGATACACATTTATACGCACGATAATCTATACAGTAATGACCCAGCAGAGTTTGAAAAAGTAATGCTTGACAAAATACCAAGTTTGAGAGATAATCAAAGAAAGGAAGTTTACAAGTATATTGCTTTGAAATGCAGTGCCATTGGAGAGTTCGCTAATTCCAAATATATTGGGTTAAAAACTACTATATTGGATATTGAAACAGGGGATGAATTTCCATATTCTCCTAAATGGATTATAAACAATAGAATCAATATCGACTATGACCAGACTGCGTATTCCAAAGTTATGAATGATACACTGAATAAGGTATGTTGCCATGACCCACAGATAAGGTCTTTACTGGAAGAAATGATAGGGTACACTATGTATCGCAAGAACTCAATGCAAGTATGTTTCATATTGACAGGGGAGGGTTCAAATGGTAAGTCAACAATCCTTAATTGTATCAAAAAACTGCTCGGTAAGCAAAATTATACTTCACTCGATTTACGGGAACTTGAAGAAACCTTCAAACCAGCCGAACTATACAATAAACTCGCCAATATCGGTGATGATATATCAGCGAAATACCTTGAAAATTCCTCCGTATTCAAAAAAGTGGTTACAGGAGAATCCTTCATGGTACAACGCAAATATGCTCAGCCGTTTGAACTTGAGTGTTATGCCACACAGATATTCTGTGCCAACGAACTTCCACAAGTGCATGACAAGTCAGACGGATTCTCAAGGCGAATAGTGCTTGTACCATTCAATGCCAAATTCCAGAAAACGGATGCCGATTATGACCCATTCATAGAGGACAAACTTCTATCAGATGAAGCTATAAACTATTTGTTAAAAATTGGCGTTGAGGGATTGACCAGAGTAATATACAATAAGCAGTTCACTAAGTCAAGTGCTGGAGAATCTGAGAAGGATGATTATATGAAACTCAATAACAATATGCTTGAATGGTTCGAGAATGACCCTAGCATAGAGAATGAGAGTGTCAACGATGTATACCTTGCCTATCAAGTCTGGTGCGTTCAGAATGGATGTATGGCAGTTAAAAAGCTTAATTTCAGCAAGGATATAAAGAAACATAAGAAACTGGTGTCAAAACCTAAGACAATTCAAGGAAAGTCGGTTCGAGTGTATGTGAGGGAGGATGATGTGTAAATGAAAACAATAATAAATAATGTAGATGGTAGTTGGAAAAATGTTAAAAACAAGTGTCGCACCACTATAAACAAGGAATATTCGGAGGTGGATGCGTCACCTTCCTTTATTTACAAATTGCTAATATCAGAGCATAGTCCAATTAGATTGATAAGTGTGGATTGGTCTTGGAAGAAAATACCATATTGGGTTTCAACTGAATGGAGTAGACACAAATTTGAAAAGTTCATTTCAACACAGAGAACGGATAGGACAGGGATTGAACGAGCCATACTTCCACAAGGAGTTGATGTAAACTTTGATGGATATGCTAATGCTCAAAACCTCATAGATGCTTGGCGAAAGAGATTATGCTTTCAAGCCACACCAGAAGCCAGAGGACTTGCTATGGACTTCAAATTGAAACTGCAAGATGTGGAAGTAGAACTTGCAAACGTGCTTGTTCCTAATTGTGTATATCGTGGTGGGTGTCCAGAATTTGTACCTTGTGATTTCTATGGTAAGTTTGTAAATTATTGTTATGAACATAGTGTGAACATGAATAACATTCAATCCAGATATGATGCTTATAATGAGTTTGTAAGTATACCAGAGTGGTTAAAATAGGGTACAATATGAATATATTGTTCGTTATTAGAAAGGAGAATTAAACAATGAGTAAAGCAGACCATCCATATAATAACGTCTTAGGAACACTTGATTTTACAGAAAAGGAAGGACTTTTCAAGATAGTACAAAGTAGGTTTGATGATGCGATTAGCATCTTGATAGCAGGACATTTATGGATTGATATAACCGAAGAACAATATGCACATCTGCAAGATGCAATAAATCTAAGAACAGAAAGAGGATATTAATATGCTTGGATTAAACACTATTTACAATATGGATTGCTTATGAAGAATATTTAAAATTTCCAGAATGGTTAAGATAAGAATAATATGAATAAATTGTGATTAACATTTTGAAAGGAGAAAAATATGAGAACAACGGAAAAAAATAAAGAAATGGCAAATGCCTTACTTAAACTAATAGCGGAAAATCCAGAATTAGAAGTAGTCCCAATGGTGGAC